CGACCATGTGCGAGCGAAAAGTCTCCGAGGGGTGCCGTGGCGGTACGCGCTCCGCTGCATCGACGACCTCGGGCTCATCCTCCGCGCCGAAGTCATCTGGGCGAAACCCAACGGGCTGCCGGAGTCGGTGACCGACCGGGTGCGGCGCAGCCACGAACAGTGGTTCCACTTTACGAAGGAGCCGCGCTACTTCTCGGCGGTAGACGAAATACGGGAGCAACACAGCGCGCACTCACTGCGGTACGAGGCAAACGGTCGTGGCGCCAAGTACCAGACGGATGCTGTCGATGCCCGCCGCGGAGTTCAGGGATTCGGCGGCAACGGTAACCCCGCACACTCTCTCAACCCTCTCGGCAAGCTCCCCGGCTCAGTATGGACGATCGACGGCGGCGAATCGCTGACCCGTTCCGTTCTCAACGCCGTCGCAGCAGGCGGCATCACACCCGACGAAGGCGAAAGGATTCTGCTGTGGACGCAGGATGGTTCATGGAGCACGTTGCTCAATCAGACGGCGGCTGCTAGGTCTGGAAAGGGTGGAAAGACAGCAGGGGATACGCCAAAGTCTCCGTCGGTGGAGGTGTCAAGCAGCTCGTCCATCGCGTCTCCTACGAACTTTTCGTCGGACCCATCCCCGCAGGGCTCACCATCGACCACCTCTGTCGCAACACATCCTGCGTCCGACCGGACCACCTTGAACCAGTCACCCTTCGCGAAAACATTCGCCGCGCCAACCCCGAGCGGACAACCTGCAGACATGGACACAGCCTGGCCGACGCCTACATCGACATCACCGCCGCCGGTTTCCACCACAAGAAATGCCGGACGTGCGTCCTCGCCCGAGTCCGACGCAGGCGAGAGCGTTTGGGTGGTGCCAACGCAGCCGCTCAAGGTTCCGGCTGAGCTTGGCATCGACCATTTCGCAGCATTCAGTATGGAGTTCCCGAGGCGGATCATTCAGGGCTGGTCGCCGGCGGGGGTGTGCAGCGCATGCGGCCAGGGACGGCGGCCGGTGGGGACCCGTGAGCATGTCGTTGAGGACATGTATCCCGATGCGGCGGTGCCGGGATTGAACAACAGGAACCGCACCGAGTACCGGGGGCGACGCAGCGTGACCGTGACGCTCACCGGCTACGCCTGCGCCTGCACCGAAGGAACGTACGAGTGGGAATCGCCTAACGGCGTCCCCCATCTGGTCATCAGAGGCTTGTGCGCCACATGTGGCAACGGTCCACACCCGCTACCACCGACGACACCTTCGACCGTGCTGGACCCGTTCGGCGGCACCGGCACAACCGCGCTAGTGGCGAAAGCGCTGGGTCGCCACGGCATCTCAGTCGACATGTCCGCTGACTACTGCCGTCTCGCGGAGTGGCGGACCACCGACCGCGGCCAGCTCGCGGCGGCGATGCAAGTCGAGAAACCCGCCGCAGTGCACCCCGACCAACTCGACCTGTTCGGCGGTGCAGCATGACCAACTACGACAACGGCCGCCGCTTCGAATGGGCTGTCCGCGACCACCTCATCGCCGACGGATACGACGTGTTCCGCTCAGCCGGCAGCAAAACCAAAGTCGACATGACAGCCGTAAAAACAGGACAACTGCTGTTCGTTCAATGCAAACGCGACGGCAAAATCAGCCCCGCCGAACGCGCCAAACTGCTGCAACTCGCAACGCTCATCGACTGCGCTGTGCCTGTTCTCGCGTGGAAAGAGTTCGGCAAAGCGCAAGTGCTCCTCGCCGTGCTGACTGGGCCGGGGCCGAAAGACCGACGCCCGTTCCACACCGACCAGGTTGTCGCCGCATGAAAGGCCACGACCCCACCTTCTACCGCAAATACCGCCCCAACTGCCAACCCCTCCACTGGATCGTGTGCGAATGCGGCTGGGAATCACCACGCAGCGGCTACGCGCGGAACGTCCGCATCCACCACCGCAACCACGCCACCGACGCCGCCAAACCGGCATGACGCTCGCCGAATGGCAGACCACCGAACTGTTCCACTACCTCGCCGCCAAACCCGGCAGATGCTCAAAATGCGCCTGGCACGTAGCAACCCAAACCCACCGACCCGACTGCCCAAAACGAAAGCTCACACCATGATTACAGACCCGCTGGACCCCGCCGCCATCATGGCCGAGCATCAGCCAAATGTGGCGGGTGACCTAGAAGATGCATGGTGCCGTTACTGCGCCGACGCATGGCCCTGCGAGCCGCACCGTCTAGCCGCCGACCTCGCCGCTCAACGGCAGACAACAGCCAAGATCGCAAGCCTTTACCTGTCGCTGCTTATAAAGCAACGACTGTCAGATGGAACGCCAGTGCTGAAACTCGTCTTTGACCTCGACCCGCGTCTCGCTGACCAGTTCCGCGCCGCTCTGGCCGGTGAGGGTGCAGCATGACCATCACAATCCTGCCTGCCGGAACCATCCCGACCTTGACCCCGAAGACTGGTTCCCCAACGAACTCACCGGCTTCAAATCGAAACTCAACGACGACAACATTGCCGCCCTGAATGTGTGCCGAAACGAATGCCCCGCCATGTCGCAATGCTTAACGGTCGCCCTCCAAAGCAACCAACAGTTCGGCATTTGGGGCGGCAGCACAGCAAACGACCGACGGTCGATGCGACGAAAGGGCACGAAACTCACACGCGTCCAGTGACCACACAGACTGCACGTAGGGTACATAATGATTGGACGCACCAAGACAGAAAAAGGCCCGCTAGCGCTGGAACGCCCGGGCCGGCCCACCGACGAAAGACTTTGAGGAGATCAGCCAGTGGACACCACCAGAATGCAGCCCGGTGCTGACACGCCAGCACCAACACGAACCTGCGACCACTGCGCCGGCACGCTGCAACGCCGACCAAGCGAGAACAGGCGCGACTGGGAAGCCCGTCGCTTCTGCTGCATCACATGCCGCAACCGCCACGTCAGCGCCAACGGCCGCCGCGAAACCGAAGGGCGGTACGAAGATCTCGTGTGGCTACTCGAATGTGGAGAGTCACTTCACCGCATCCCCGACAGGCTCGGCACCACACCACTCGCCCTGTCCCGCTGGCTCCGCCGCAACGGACACCCGCAGCTCGCCGCCCGATTTGAGCGCGCCGATGTTGTCCGAGCGGCCTAGGTTCTTATGCCCCGCGACCAGCGCACGTACATCACCGTGCACGACGGCATGCCCGAGCACCCCAAAGTGGAACCGCTATCCGACGCCGCGTTCAGGCTTCTCGTGACCACCTGGTGCTGGTGCTCACGTCAACTCACCGACGGTCAGGTGCCGAGCGCGGTCTGGCTCAAACGAGGGACTGCGAAGACTCGCGCCGAACTGCGGAACGCGGGGCTTGTCGAAGACACTCCTGGCGGCGTTCTGATGCACGACTACACGGAGCACCAACGCACAGCTGACGAGGTTGCGGAGTTGCGCGAGAAGCGCGCCGAGGCTGGCCGGAAGGGTGGGCTAGCCAAGGCAGCAGCCCAAGCAACAGCTAGCAAACCCGTAGCAAGTGCTAGCCCAGTTGCTAAGCAAACGGCTAGCAAACCTCTAGCAGAGTCAGAGACAGATACAGATACAGACAAAAGCAACCCTCCGGGGGGCGGACAAGCCGCCGCCGAAAGCACCCAGCATCTGATCGCTCGATGGATAGATCACCAAGAACGCCGACCACCCGGAGCCGTCATCGGCCAGGTGTCCAAGCAGTTGAAAGCCATGCTCAACGAAGGCATTCCCATCACGGACTTGGAGTTCGGACTGGCCGCATGGCAAGCCAAAGGGCTACACCCCTCGACGCTTCCCTCCGTCGTGCACGAGATGCGCACAGCACGACCACAAACACCGAGACGTCAGCAAGAGACTGACGACCTGTTCGACCGAGCACTTCGACGCAACGGCGTCACATCCCCTGTCGTCGACCAGAAAGCGTTAGGCGCATGAACATCGCCGAAGTCATCACCCTCCTCCGCAAAGTCAAAGCTCACTGCCCATCTCAGTTGATCGACGAGTACACACCCGAAGCGTGGAGCGAAGTGCTCGACGACATCAGTTGGGTTGACGCTAATCAGGCGTTGATCAAGATCTGCAAGATGGATCTCGAGCCTGGCAAGTCTCGCTACATCGAGCCTGGTCACATTCGAGGCGAAGTCAGACGTCTACGGCTGAAGCGCCTGAACGATTACGGCTTGATTGAGACGCCGCGAGTTCCTGCGCTGGACGGTGAGGATGTTTGGAGTCCTCGCATCATGCTGAGCGAGTTGCGTTACATGCGGCAGATGCGCGAGCTGATCGCAGATGGGAAGTTGGGTGCTGGCGAAACCATCCCGCTTGTGGCAATGACGCAGCAGGAAGCTGACGAGCAGGCGCAGCAGAAGGAAGCTTTGCGCGCGAAGCGGGTGCCGACCTGGTATCAGGCTGAGGTAGAAGCTGGACGGATGTGACCCAGCTCGAGCGCGCGTTGCGGGTGGTGCAGGCGGTCCGTGACGAGCGGTCGACCGGCGACCACGTTGTGTGCGACTGGGCGCCCTGCGGCCCCTGTGAAGCCCTGGCAGCGTTCGACGCAGCAGAACTACCCGCCGACACTCCTGAGCCCGCAGACGGCGTTTTTGGGCTTGGTGAGTTCCCGCCAATCGACGTGTGCATCACCGGCGGCATTCACGTGTGGAACGACGCCGGCCGCTGCTCCCGCTGCGACAACTGGAAAGGCAACCCATGACCGAACCGCGCATCATCCCACCCGAGGCGATGCCACAGCACCGGCGAGACGCCCTCCGCGAGGAGCATGCCGCCGGACTCTGTCAGCGATGTCGCAATCCGCTCAACGGGCCGTGTGACTCGCTCGTTGCCCTGAACGCGCTAGAGGCTGCTGAGCACACCGCCGCCGTGCTGGGCGAACAGGTGTTGGAGTTTCAGAAGACTCAGGACGCGATGTGCCGCGACATGGACTACTTCGAGACCCAGATGGAGAAAGCCCGTGCTGATCGGGACGCGTTGGGTGAGCAGCGAGACGCCGCCCTGGCGCTGCACTGGCCGGTACAGGCGCCAGGGGTCAACTTCGCTGGCGACCCTTGGGACCCGTACTGCGGCGGTTGCCACGAGGAGTGCGGCTACGACGCGGCTCCGACCTACCCGTGCCGAACCGCCCGCGCGCTCGGGGTCACCGATGTCTGACCACGAGTACCTGTCAACGGCGTGCGTCCACGATCGGCACCCGGAGTGTCGTCTGGCCTGCAAGTTCTGCCGGCAGGGGTGCAGCTGCGGCTGCCACGCCGACCCGACTGACCCAGCGAACGCCATCCTCGACGCACCCGCCCACGCCACCAGCCAACCCGCGCAACCCATCCGACCGGAGACACCGCTATGAGCCCGCTCGCAATCGTGTGGCTCATAGCGGCCGCCGCCAACATCGCCTTAGTCGTCACGGGCACCGACCGATGGGACAACGCAATACAAGCAGGCATGTCGGCTCTGTTGGCGCTGTACGCCCAAGAGGTTCACCGCAGCAGGAAAGCCAAGGAGCGTCAGCCGTGACCGACCATCCCTGCCTCCGCTGCGGCTCACCCGTCCCGAACGGTGCACAAGCGTGCCTGTACTGCGGCACCTACCTGATCGACCGCGACAAACCCACCCCACCTGCCGTGACGCCGCCGCCGATGGTGTCACCCGGCCCCGGACTCACCTGGGACCCCAACCCAAACGACCGCATCCACCGCGGCTACGCCACCGCCTACACCGTCGGCGGGCTCATCATCGGTGTTGCTGAGTTTGTTGCGTTGCGGCGCGAAAAACTGAACCACGACAACGGCACCGCCGACAGGGTGAAAAGGACGTTGACCGCGTGCATTCGGTGGGTGTTCGCCACAGACTCCGTCACCGGCGTCCCACTCCGAGTCAAACTCGGCCGCACCCGCCGGTTCCTGCTGTCCTGCCTCATCGGACCCGGCTGGCTCTCAGGACACTTCAAAAGAACCGAGGAAATGTGACAACGAACGATCCAGTGTTCGGCCCAAGATATGCAGTGCCGCTCCCGCCGCTGCACATAGACATTCGTCCCGACGAAAGCGTTGACCCCGAAGCGTGGCGCGACTTCCGAGATGCGGCAACCCAGGCGGTCTACGACCTGTTCGAGGAGCACGGTCTCGCTGCTCGGGTTGAGGACGGTGCAGCGTGAGCGATGAGCGAGCCCGCAAATTCGAAGAAGCGTTGATCGAAGCGCTCGAAGGCGTACTAATCACCAAGTACGTCATCATCGCCGAAACCATCGATGCTCAAGGCGTCAAGACGCTCGAAACAGCCACATCGGAAGATTTGCCCATCTGGGACGAGATGGGGATGCTGCGCTTCCATCTGACGATCCGAGACAAGTCAGTCGAAGGCCAGCAGCAATGACCCAGTCCTGTGCCGCGTGCGGTGCCGAAGTCCGCGACCAGCGCATCTGCGGCCGCTGCCAAGCCGTGACGAAAGTGGACCTCGGGAACATGCCCGAGCTGGCCCGCGAACTCCTGACGGTGATGGTGAAGCAAACCAACTACCAGGCGAAGTCTGACGGCGGCCGATCCACCGACCCGGCTTTGGCGTGGGCCGGGGTCGGCGACCAGTACCTGACCGACCACATCATCGACGGGAAGCCCGTGCCAGGGCTCGACAAATACCTGGAACTGAACCCAATCGCAACCCCATACGGCAAAGCGGCAGCGGCCAGTCTGCGGGAGGTGCGAGCCACGTTGGTGTCGTGGACACGGCTGCTCGCGGAGGAGATGGGGATACCGCTGCCACGGAGCAGCATCGGCGCCCTGTCAGCGCACCTGCGGCGCCATGTGCATCTGCTCGGCAACCATGAAGCGGCTGGCGATTTCGTGGTCGAGGTGTCGAAGTTGGTGAAGCGGATCATGGTGGTGATCGACTCGCCGACGTTCCGGTCGAAGATCCCAGTCGGGCCGTGCATCGAGCAGGTCGACGAACTGCCGTGCACAGGGACGGTGATTGCGTACACGTACGCCGACCAGGATGTGGTGGGGACAATGGCGTGTCAGCGGTGCAAGAAGGAATGGCCGCCGCGTGAGTGGCTACGGGTCGGACCGCAGATACTGGCCAAGCGAGAAGCGGCATAACCTGTGCCTGTTGTGTCCTCAATGACTGCACCGCCTGACCATAATGACGCGACGCTGCAAGGTAAACTTAGTCACATGAAAGCCCCGCGACTGCGGCGAACAGTCCGGGGCTACGGTCCAACTATCTAGGAGTTGAACGTGTCCGATCCTACCTTGACGCGCAGTGATCTGGAATCCGTCATCGACAGGGATGACCCACGCCTTCTGTACTTCCTGCGGCTAGTCCTGGGATTCGAGCGCAGGAAGTGCGACGCGCTCACCAAGCCCGAGTTGGAAGCCTTATGGGAGGCTGCGGAGCGCAGTCGACTGATCGCGATCAAGGCCAACCAAGTCGACGATGCAAGCCGCAACGCTGACAACTACGGCGTCGGGCTGTCGGTCGTCTACTACATCCGACTCGGCAGCCGCATCAAGATCGGCACCTCGACGTGCGTGCGGAAGCGGATTAAGACGTTCAACCCTGAGTCGATCCTCGGCCTTGAGCCAGGCGGCATCAGCGAGGAACGTGCGCGGCATCGGCAGTTCGCACATCTGCGTACGCGTGGTGAATGGTTCCGCGCAGAACCGGAGCTGGTGGAGTTCGCAGCGTCGCTGCCGTCCAGGTGGAGGCAATACTTGTGAGCGATGCATTCATACGCGACAGCCGAGCAGATCGCCACGGTGTACAGGGATTGGTCGGTCGCCTACGTGCGGAAGCAGGCGCATAAGTACCAGTGGCGGCGAGTGATTCTCGACCGACGAGCGCATTATCTATGGGCGGATGTTGACGCGACGTACTGGGCTACGCGTCAATGAGTGACCAGGTATCGATTCCGTGTTACGCTACCCGCGTCACGCCACAATTGAACTATCACTAGCCCGCCGTCTTCCGAGAACTGGCGGGCTTTTCCGTGCGGGAGATACATGCCGACTCTGCCGTACGTCTTCCGCGTCGTCGAAGTCGTCAAGGTCACCGATGCGGACACCTTCTGGTTGAAGCTCGACGTCGGGCTCAGGTTCGCTGTACTCGCCAACGTGCGGCTGCTCGGCTACGACGGACCCGAACGCCACCGAGGCAGCACCCGCGAGAAGAACCTAGCCGTTGTCGCATCCGTCTTCGCTGAGGCGTTCCTCAAGTCGGAGCACTCGCTGTGGGTCCGCACCGAACCTGACCCTGATTCGTTCGGCCGTTGGCTCGGTGAGATATGGCGGGAAGACAACGCAGGCAAGAAGACGTATCTCGGCGCTGAGCTGCACGAGGCAGGGCTCGCATCGGTGTGGCCGACTCGCTGGGCTGAGGAGTACGACCAGGCATGAAACTCCTATACGCCGTCGTCTACCTGGCAGGCGCGCTGCTCGTCGTCGCCGTCATAACAGGAACCGTCTACATACTCACGAGGTGAGCATGACCGACACCCTGACCGTCCACACCAAAGCCCACGGTATGGCGTGCTTTGTCTGTGCTACGACCGACGAATGCTGCCTCGCCCTAGCCAACGACGAAACATGCTGCAAACGATGCGCAACCACAGCAGGAGTCACACACTCCCGACAACTCGGACGCGACGGCAAATGGGTAGCAGTCGACGGACTACCGAGAGAGGTGGCATGTGGCTAAAGGGAAGCACGGCAACCTCACAGGCAAGGCGAGCAGAGTGTACGAAGCCTTACGTCGAGGTGGGATGGGCAAGACGAAGGCAGCGAAGATAGCGAACGCAAGCAAGGCAGGCACCATCAACTACAAGCGCAAGGGTGGCAAGAGAAAGTAGCGATGGCACATCGGGCATACCGAGGTGCACACCAACGCACCCGAGCCAAGCTGTTGCCCGCTGCCATAGGTACACCATGCCCCATCTGCGGACTCACCATGCATGCATGGATGGCACTCGACCTCGACCACAGCAACCCCGAAGACAAACAACGCGGGCTGCCCGGTGACCGCATCGTGTGCGCCAAGTGCAACAGGTCACGAGGCGGAGGACCAACACTCGTCGCACCGAAGAACCACACACCATCGCGGAACTGGTGAAGTGGTGGGGGAGGAACCCCAAACCCGATCGCCCGCCGGGACCGCCGCCGTCCTGTCGTTTCTCTCTCCGCAGGATGTTTGGGGGTTGCTGTGGTTGGTGAGCCGTTGGATGTGGTGGCTGAAAGTGGTGATAGGGGTGCTGCTTTGGCTGCGTTGAGGGATCTGTTGGCGCGTGAGTTGGTGGCTTCTGATGGCCGTGGGACGGCTGCTTTGGCGCGTGAGTTTCGGGACACGCTGCGGGATTTGGCGGCTGTTGCGACACCTGAGGGGGATGCGGTTGACGAACTTGCTCAGGAGCGAGCTAAGAGGCGTTCAGCAGCCTCGGCTCAGTAGTTGTCCCCCGGTTTCGTCGTCGGCTGGCGACGACGCGATTCGGTTGGCGGCTTCTGCTGGTTTGTTTCTGGATGAGTGGCAGCAATTGGTGTTGCGGCGGTCGTTGGGGGAGCGTCCTGACGGTAAGTGGGTGACGCCGGACGTGGCTTTGGTTGTCAGCCGACAGAACGGCAAGAATGCGGTGCTTGAGGCCCGCGAGTTGGCTGGGTTGTTCTTGTTCGGCGAGGAACTGATCATCCATACGGCGCATGAGATGAAGGCGGCGGCGGTGACGTTCCGGCGCATTGTGTCGCTGATTCAGGGAACCCCGTCGCTGTTGAAGCGGGTGCGGAACATCGCGTACAGCAAGGGCGATGAGGGTGTCGAGCTGCACAACGGGAACCGCCTGCGGTTCATGGCTCGCACGGGCGGTTCCGGTCGGTCGTTTTCGGCTGACACGCTGATTCTCGACGAGGCGTACAACCTGCCTGACCACGTCATGAACGCTTTGACGCCGACGTTGGCGGCTCGTCCGAACCCGCAGGTCTGGTACACGTCGTCGGCTGTGAACCAGATCGAGCATCCGCACGGGTTGACGTTGGCGCGGGTGCGTCGGCGGGCGTTGGCTGGCGGCGACCCGCAGTTGGCTTACAGCGAGTGGTCGGGTGACGAGTCGGCTTACGCCGCCGACCCGAAGGCATACGCGCAGGACCGTGCCGCGTGGGCGGTGGCGAACCCGGGGCTGGGGATTCGCATCCCCGAGGAGTTTTTGGAGTCGCAGCTGCGGCGCATGGGCCCGACGGGGTTCGCGACGGAGCACATGTCGATCGGCGACTGGCCGGACGAGCCGGACACCGACAAGCATTATGTGGTCGACCCTGAACGGTGGTCGGAGTTGGTGGATCGGCTGTCGGAGCCGACTGACCCTGTGTCGTTCGGCATCGCAGCATCGCAGGACCGTTCGTCTGCCGCGATCTGTGTGGCTGGGCAGCGGTTAGACGGGTTGGTGCACGTCGAGGTCGTTGATCAGCGCAAGGGCGTGGCGTGGGTTGTGGACAGGATGGTCGAGCTTGATCGCCGGCAGCGTCCGTGTGCGGTGGTGGTTGATCCTGGCGGGCCTGCGGGTTCGCTGATTATGCCGTTGGAGCAGGCTGGTGTGGCGGTGCAGAAGGTGACGGCCCGCGAGTACGCGCAGGCGTGCGGCAGGTTTTTTGTGGCTGCTTCGGAGCGGTCGGATGAGACGCCTGCCGGGGGTTTGCGGCATCAGGACGACATGCGTCTCAATCTGGCGTTGGAGAACGCGCACACCCGTCCGCTGTCTGAGGCGTGGGCGTGGGACTCGAAAGCGGGAACTGTCGACATCAGCCCGTTGGCTGCTGTGACGCTCGCAATGCGCGGCTTGGACACTTACCTGGCGACCTCACGCAACAACGGATGGATGGTGTCGCTGTGACCGCTGAACTGATGGCGGTCATGGCGGGCGACATCGATCGGCGTTGCCAGGGGCGGAACGGCGAGCCGGGTTACACGCTGCTCGGGCAATATCTGTCGGGGTCGCAGCCGTTGCGGTTCCTGCACCCTGAGGTTGTGTCGCAGGTCGGGGACCGGTTGACGTCGCTGGTCATCAACTGGGCGCGGGTTGTGGTTGGTGCAGTCGAGGAACGTCTGGACGTTGAGGGGTTTCGGCTGCCGGGTGTTGACGGCACGGATGACCTGTTGTGGGAGCAGTGGCAGGGCAACAATTTGGACGAGTGGTCGCAGCTCGGGCATGTGGATGCGATGACGAACGGACGCGCGTTTGGGTTGGTTTGGTCCGACCCTGACCAGCCGGACATGCCGCGTATCACTGTCGAGTCGGCGACGCAGATGACGGTGATGTACCGTGCGGGTTCGCGTCGGATTGAGTCGGCGGCGAAGGTGTACGCCAACCCTGACCTGGGCCCGAACCGTGTGGGTGGTGGGCGGATCGGCTGGCTGTATCTGCCTGACCGTGCCGAGCAGTACGTGTCGACGGGCAGTTACGGCGCGTGGGAGTTGCAGGACGTCAAACCGAACACGCTCGGCGTGGTGCCTGTGGTGCCCTTGGTGAACCGCCCGAAGCTGACGGACCTGTCGGGTGAGTCCGAGCTGGTGGACGTGCTGCCGTTGGTGGATGCGGTCAACAAGCTGGGCACCGACATGATGGTGTCGTCTGAGTTCCACGCGATGCCGCGCCGATACGCGACGGGCATTGAGATTCCGCGCGAGGTGTTGGCGAACGACCGGTTGCGGTCTGAGGTTGCGGCGAAGTGGGACGACGCCACGAAGGGTAAGACGTGGCTGGCTGGCCCGGGCGTTCAGTTCGGGCAGTTCCCTGAGGCGACGCTCGACAACTTCATCAACGCCATCAAAATGTTGGAAGGCGCGATCGCCGCCATCGGCGGGCTGCCGCCGCACTATATGGGTTTGGCGTCGGACAACCCGGCGTCGGCTGACGCGATCCGTTCCGCTGAGGCCTCTTTGGTGAAGCGGGCGTTGCGGAAGCAGACAGCGTTCGGTGGGTCGTGGGAGGAAGTGCAGCGGCTCGGTGTGTGTGTCCGTTTGGGCATTCCGCGCGCTGACCTCGACCCGGCGTTTGAGCGGCTTGAGACGCAGTGGAAGGACCCGACGACACCGACGCCGGCGCAGAAAGCTGACGCTGCCGTGAAGTTAGTGACCGGGGAACGTCCGATCATCGACGTCGACCAGGCCCGTGAGGATTTGGGTTACACCCCGGCGCAGATTACGGCGATGAATGCCCGCGCGGACCGGGCTCGTGCTGAGGCTGTGACAGCTGATGTGCGTGCCCGTGTCGACCAGGCGGACGAGTTGATGGCGTCGCAGGGTTTGTCGCAGGCGTCGGCGTTTGCCGCTGTCGGTTTGTTGGCTGCTGCGCAGCAGATTACGACGACGCCTTCCGTGGCGTCCGGCGGTCAACCCGCCGCATAGTTCACCGTTTCGGCGTGATGCCGTGACGGGCACCTATCGAGGGCGTGACGCCCGAGGAGGAACAGCATGTCCGAAGGAAGCACGGAGCAGAACACCGAAACCGTTGTCACTGCGGTCGAGGAGAAGAAAACCGAAACGCCGAAGCCTGAGGTCAACCTAGACCTAGTGAAGGTGCAGGCGGCGCTCGACAAGGAACGCGAGCTGCGCAAGGCGGCCGAGAAAGAGGCGAAGACGCGCGGCTCCCGGCTCGATGAGTTGGAGTCGGCTGGCAAGTCGGACCTGGAGAAGGCGATCGACGCGGCTCGGCGTGAAGCTGAGGCGAAGGCCGACGAGCGGGTCACTGCGGCGCAGCAACGCGTCAATGCACGTCTGGTTGCTGCTGAGGTGCGGGCGATTGCTGCCGAGAAGCAGTTCCGCAGCCCCGGTGTGGTGTCCAAACTTCTCGATCTCACCGCTATCGACGTCGACGAGGACGGCACGGTCGACGCGGGCGCGATCGTCAAGCAACTCGACCAGTTGGCGAAAGAACACGACTACCTGCTCATCGACAACGGCCCGAAACGCCCACAGGGAGATGTCGGGCAGGGTCCGCGCACTGCTGTGACCCCTGAAACAACCCCTGGCCTAGGTCGGCTCCGCGCTGCTTACGCCGCCTCACCCACCAACAAGTAACACTCCCCTGCGGCTGTCGCTGGCGGGGTAAACCTGAAAGGAAGACCCCCAATGGCCGTAACCCTGGCCCAAGCCGCTGTTCTTTCGCAGAACACGCTCGCTCGCGGCGTCATGGAGACGTTCGTCATCGAGTCGACCGTGCTCGACCGCATTCCCCTCATGCAGATTGAGGGCAACGCGTACGCCTACACCAAGGAGCTTGCGCTTCCCGGTGTCGCGTTCCGGTCGGTGAACGAGGCCTACGTCGAGTCGACCGGCACGTTCGTGCAGGCGACTGAGGCGCTGGTCATCCTCGGCGGCGACGCCGACGTGGACCGGTTCATCGTCCAGACCCGCGGCAATCTGCAGGACCAGCGCGCCGCTCAGACCCGCGCGAAGGTGAAGGCAGCTGCCTACAAATTCCAGGACACGTTCATCAACGGCGACGTGACCGTGGACACCAAGAGCTTTGACGGGCTCAAGAAGCGCCTCACCGGCGCTCAGGTCATCTCGTCGGGCACGAACGGCGCACCGATCGTCGGCAACGGCGGCACGGACGCGATGTCGTTCCTCGACCGTCTCGACGACTTGTTCGGCGCTGTCGCTGGCGGCCCCGACGTCGTCTACGCCAACTCGGCGGTGCGTTCGCGTATCCGTGCGGCAGCTCGTCGTGTCGGCGGGTCCGATGTCGTCGAGAACGACCTGAACGGCAAGCGGCAGCTCGTCTGGAACGGTGTGCCGATTGTGGACATCGGCACCAAGGCCGACGGGTCGCTGATCATCCCGCAGACCGAGGTGCAGGGTTCGTCGTCTGTCGCGTCGTCCATCTACGCGGTGAAGTTCGGCAACGACGAAACCGACCAGGCCGTCACCGGTCTGACCAACGGCGGCGTGCAGGTGTACGACCTCGGCGAGGTGTCCGACAAGCCTGTCTACCGCACCCGGCTGGAGTTCTACTGCGGCCTCGCGACGTTCGGCGGTCAGGCCGCCGCCCGTCTCACCGGCGTCCTCGCCTCCTGACCGACCCAACTCGACGACAAGGAAAACTGACATGGCTGTAACCAACGCTCAGGCCGAGCAGAAGCCCCCAGTGGCTGCTGCGGCGCAGAAAACCACCCTCGACAGTGATGTGTCGAAGCCCGGTGTTGTCGCTCCCGGCGACGCCCCGTTCGACACCGTCGACGCGACCGAAATCGCCACGTCGGTCCGTGGCGACAAGATGTCCGCCGGCTTGGCCGGGTTCGGCGTCGTCAACGCTGTCGTCAAGCTGGACCGGATTCCCGGTCACCTCAGCCCCGAGGACGTCGCGAAGTTCAACGGCGGCCCGGACGGCGGCGGTGAGCGCTCGGAGACGTACCAGGCTGTGAGCCCGGACGGCAAGATCGTCACCGTCAACCACAACATCGACACCGGCGAGACGTCGGTTTCCTGACCTCATGGAGCCGTTCGCTTCTCCCGCCGAGCTTGCCACCTATCTGCAGTCGGCGACGCAGGCTGAGGCGGACGCTGGTAGTGGCGACGTTCTGGAAACAGGCGTCGCCACGCAAGCCCTTGCGGCGGCGTCGGGTGCCATTCGTGCGGCGTGTGGCTGGTCTATAAGCCAGGAGACGGTGTCCGGCAGCGTGACGTTGGCGTCGGGGTCGTGTGTGTTCCTGCCGACGTTGTATTTGACGGCGGTGTCGTTGACGTCGGGTGGGTTGGCGTTGGTGGACGGCGCCGATTTCACGTGGTCGCGGAATGGGTTGTTGCGGCGTTCGGCGTTGACTCGGTATTGGTTGGGGTCGGTGGAGATCACCTACACCCACGGCTACGTCACTGTGCCTGATGCTGTGAAGGCTGTGTGTCTCGAGCGGGCGGCTCAGCAGGTGGTAAATCCGTTGCAGATGGCGTCGGCGACTGTCGGCGGTGTGGTGGATGTGTATCGCCGTGCTGAGGCTGGCAGCGATTTGGCGTCCGATCCGCGTTTGGCGCCGTTCATGCTCCCGGCCATCGGATGAGGCTGAACGACAAGGTCAGCATCCTGTCGGCTGGCGACCTCGCGGAGGACTCTCACGGCAACCCTGTTGTCGACTGGGACAACGCTGCGGTGAAGGTGGAGCCGGCGCAGGTGGTGCCGGTGTCCAGTTCGGAGAACGTAAGTGCTCAGGACACGGTGACGACTAGGTGGCGGGTGTTCCTGTTGCCGATGACGGCTGCCGGGTCTGAGTCGCGGATTCTGTGGCGCGGGCTCACCTATGAGGTGGACGGCGACGTGGAGTTGCACACCGACTCGCGCAGCCGTCCGCATCACCGGGAGGCGTTGCTGCTGCGGGTGTCGGGATGATCGGCCGTTCTGGCGGATACGTCGGCCCCGGCTCGCCGACCGACGATCGGGTGCCCGGCGGGTTCTTCGGCTGTCACTACGCGCTGCCCACGCCGGTGAGCAAGGGTGAGTACTTAATGCCGATGACCGTGCGGTGCCCGAGGCGGAACCATCGCCATCGCATCTGGCGCCGATTGGCGTTGCCACGACTGCCTGACCGAACGGCTGACGATGCTTCTGCCTGACGCCGAAGCGTTGCTGATTGCGGCGTTGAAAGCGCAGCCGTCGGTGACTGCACTGTGCGGCGGCAGGGTTGGCACCCGCCTATCAGGCACCTACCCCGCCATTCGTGTCACAACCCTTGGTGGCGGCGAGTCTGTCACCGACACCGGTTCACCTGATTTGCAGGTGGAGTGCTGGGGTGACGGCACCGGCTCCGCAGCCGAAACACAGGCGTCGGATCTAGCACGGACGGTGCATTCGGTCGGCGGCAGTCTTCGCGGCACCTATGGGCCGGGGACGGTTGTCGGGTCGTGGACGTACGGCCTGCCGCTCCACAGTCCTGACGGGGCCACGTCGAGGGAACGCTACATCGTCACCGTCGGCGTCACCCTCCAACCGTGAACCGGCCACGCCAGTACACCGACGAAGTTTTGGCGGCGCAACGGCAGATGGCCGCTGAACGCGGCGACGACCCACCGCCTGCACCCGAAGGCCAGGTCCGCTACCACATCGCCGTCGACCCGAAACATCTGCACCAAGGCACCGCCGACCGTTACACGGTGGCGTCCATTTTGCGCGCCATCGCCGACCAGCTCGACCACATCTAGCCGCGGAGACTGATCCGCTTCAACGTCCCGTCGCCGGCTCGTTCTGTGACGACTTCGATCTTGGCGAACGTGTGCCCGCACGGCCACAGCGTGTGATCCAGCCCTAGCGCCGTTTCAATGCTGCCCACACGCTCCTCGCACTGCGGGCAGCGCGCACCGAAGTCCCATAAATCGCTTTGGAGTGAGGCGTCTGTCGTCTCTAATTTCATCCGTCAATCGTCCCACAACAAGGAGAACCCAATGGCTGAGAAGTCAGCAGCAGCACCGATCGCGACGCCGGACGAAGTGGCGAAGCTGGCCGAAGCCCAAGACGCCGAGTACGGGACATTCATTGCCGCCGCACCGATCGCGTTCAACGGCGCCAACGCCTACAACGCGGGCGACATTGTGCCGGTGTCGAACGTCAAGAAGTACGGCTATGACACCACAGGTCAGGTCGTGAAGATCGGATCCGCTGCCGCGCAGAAGATCGTCGGTGCCGTGCACTCTCAGAACGCCACCGTCCAGCAGGTCGAAGTGCCCGTCGTTTCGCTCGGCGTCCCCGTCAAAGACTAAGAAGCTTCTTGGCGGCACGTTGGCGAGCAACCTTTTCACGCTGACACTGTCGACAAGACCTGCCGCCACGAGGCATTCTCTCGTTTGGCGGAATCCGGTAGGTGTTCTCCTCGGTGAACTCGTGACCTCGCTTGCAGTGCGTCTTGCCGATGTTTGCGAGTACGGGGTTCGGCTTTCCTGTTGGTGGCTTTCGCTTGAGTTGGTGCATCCGCTCGCATTCCAAGCAGGATCGCCCACCGTTCGGTAAGCGGTCGCTGACTGGAATGACGCGGGTGTTCCCAGGTGTGAACTCGTGACCTCGCTTGCAGTGAGTCTTCAAGACGTTCCTGTTGATGCCTCGGTTGGTATTGATCTTCTGCGTCACAGGCTCAAGATGATCGGGCCGAACACACGCTCTATGTGGGCAGGCATCACCGCCAACGCACTCTGTCTTCGCGCGAGTGTGACAAAGATGGTCAAGACCGAGCCCCTCTGGCACGGGTCCAACGAGCGATTCATACGCATATATGTGCGCGATCACCTGTTGCCTCTTGTCGCCTTCCTGGCGGTGGAAACTTCCGTAGCCATGTGACAGCCCGCCCGTCCAGATCCAGCAGGTGTCTGTCTTGGTGACGTGACTCCAAAAGCGTGTCGTCTCGTCTTGCTTCCACCTGTTGTCCGTGAACGTGGGGTCTCCCCACTTTTTCCACCGCTGGTAGTGCTTCCCGCACATCCCGCGCGCGAGCAGGGCGCCCATGCAGTACCTGCCGTTTTCGTACACTCCGCAACCGCGTGCCATAGGACGACTATAGCACACCTGAGAGGATCAGTTTAATGGCTCCTGCCGCCGTAGTTACACCTAACTTGCTTGTGGACCCGGGCTTTTTGTTCTGGGCTCCGCTGGGGACCACCCTTCCCACGAACACTGTGACTGCCTCAGTGTTTAGCGACACTTGGCCGGTGGCCTGGCTGCCACTCGGGGCCACAACTGAGGGTTCCACCCTGTCGTACGAAACCTCTGTGGAGGCGATGTCGGTTGCGGAGTTCTTCGACCCCATCAAGTACGCCACAGTGTCCCGCACCGGCACCCTGTCGTTCTCGCTGGCGAACTTTTCGCTGACCAACCTAAAGCGGGCTTTGAACGGCCCCAGCCCGACCGTCAGCGGCGCGACGACCACCACCATGAGCACCCTGGTCCTGCCGACACCAGGCGCTGAGGTTCGATCGATGATCGGCTGGGAGTCGTCCGACTCCACCGTCCGCGTAGTCGTGCATCAGGCGCTCAGCTCGGGCACGATTGAGATGGCGTTCCAGAAGGCACCGGACTTCGCTTCGATTCCGTTCGAGTGGAACATGGAGGTGCCCTCGTCGGGTCAGCCGTTCTCCATGTGGACCGCTGGTGTGGCGCGGGGCTGACCTGTGGCGTCGATCGGCAAGTTCGGGAAGCCGCGTCCGCAGTCGGAGCAGGCTGACCCTGACACGTTCGAGTGGTACGGCTCGGACATTCGGTTGCAGTCGGGCATCAACCAGGTGCGGCTCATCAACTTGATGGCGACTGCACGGTCGGTGGATTCCGACTCGCCGGCGGCTGCGGCGATCATCCGCGACCTGTTTGAGATGGTGGTTGAGCGCGACGACTTCGCCAACTTTTGGCAGCTGGCGGAGGACAACTGGGTCGAGACAGAAGACCTAGTTGAACTGTCGCAGGTGTTGATGGAGGCGGTCACGAACCGCCCTACCAGGAGGCGGCCCGACTCCTCAGTTGGGCAGCCGCAAACACCGGTGAACTTGCAGGCAGGCTCCTCCTCGCAGGTGTCGCCTGGTCCCGTGGAGGAGACGACACCGGTGGCGCATCGCCCGGATTTGGTGCTGTTGCAGCAGAACGGGAAGGCGACGCGCGAGGAGATGGAACGCAAGGTCCGTCAGGCGATGGTCAGCTGACGCTCGCCGAGATCGCGAACGCCGCCTATGTGGTGTTGCTCGACGAGGTGTTGGCGCGGGCGATGTCTGAACGTCAGGTGACGGCGACGTTGGCGGCGGCTGGGATGAAGGATAAGTCGGGTAAGCCGATCAAGATCATTGACCCGGACGAGGAGCGTAAGTCCTTCCATGAGCGGCTGCGGCGGCCGTTCGACTTTGAGCAGCGGCAGGCTGCTGTGTTGAAGGTGGTGGGTTCGGCGTGACGGTCAAAAATTACAAGGTCGACTTGAAGCAGGACCCGGTCGTCGCGCGGGAGCTGTTGAAGGACGGTTGGCTGATTGCTGAGGAGGCGTCGCGGGTTGCGGCGGGGCTCGGGTTGGTTGGCCGTCCGTCCAAGGGAGGCGCGGCGTCGATCGGTGCTGAATTGGTGACTATCGACGGCGAGCCTGAGGTGCGTATCTCTTGGGCTCGCGAAAAGTTTTGGATGTACTTCGCGGAGACAGGCACGGTGCATCAGAACGCGACCCCGTTCCTGCGCACGGCTTTCAACCGCTTCCGCTGACACCGTTCGCGATGTCAGCGGCTTTTTCTATGTCTAAGCGAGGGGGTTGACATGCCGAAGCTTGCGGAAATGTATGTCGCCCTCCGCGCGGATGATGGGCCAGCTAATAAGGTCATCGCCGGTGTTCGGTCGTCGTTGCAGAAGTTGGACTCGACGAGGGTTCAGCCGAACATCACGATGTCGGAGAAGCCTGTCGCTGACATTGCGGCGTTGGAGAAGCGGCTCGCTGGTTTGGCGAGCACACGCGTCCGGCTGAATGTTGACTCGACGGTGGCTGCCTCTGAGGTTCGCACTTTGGGTCGGCAGTTGGAGGCGTTGCAAACGTCGCGGCATTCAATCCCGGTCGAGTTGCAGGGTCAGATCAACGGGCAGATCGCTGAGGTTGAACGGGCCCTCGCTGTTGCGACAAAGCGGCAGAACCAGATTCCGTTGCGGTTGGAGCGGATCACCGACCAGGTTGCGGCGGTGCAAACCCAGCTTGAGGGTTTGGGCGGCGTCGAGGTTGACGTGCCGGTCAAAGAGTCGGGGCTGGAACGGGTCAAGCAGCATTTGGCGGCGATGGCTCGGGACCGCTACGACGCCACCATCTATGTGAACGCGAAGAACAGCGACGGCGGCGGCGACTTCGACCCGGGCGCGTTGTTGAAGACTCCGGCGTTGCTTGCAGCTGTGAATGTGGCGGCGTCGGCTATGGCGTCCCTCGGGGCTGGCGGCATTTCGTTGGCCGCCGCTATGGCCCCGGCTGCTGGTGCGATGGCGGCTGTTCGGGTGGGGATGGTCGCGGTTCAGCAGGGTGCTGCTGTGGCGAACATCGCAATGATGGGTGTCAGCGACACCATGAACGCGATGGCTGAGATGGAAGCGAAGGTCGCTTCCGGGGCGAAGATCAGCAAGCAGGAGCAGGCCGAGTACAACGCCATGCTGAAAGCGGCGGGCCCTGCGGTCGTCACTTTTGCTGGTCAGTTGAAGACGTTGCAGGACGGCTTCGACGGGCTTCGGAAGCCAATCCAGAACGTGCTTCTGCCCGCGTTCGGGGCGGCTTTGCAGACGATCTCGACCACGTATCTGCCGTTGCTGCGGACCCAGCTTGTCGGCACTGCGACTGTGCTGGCTGGGGTGACCGCCGCGTTCACTGAGTGGCTGTCGTTCCCGAGCACCGTCGGCAAAGTGAACACAGTCCTCGGGGCCAACAACAGGATTCTGAGCCTACTCGGCCCGGTCGCGCTCAACCTGGCCGACATTCTGCTCAACATTTGGGTTGCGGCGCTGCCCATGACGATCCGCTTCGCGGAGTGGCTGGGCATTGTCACCACCAAGTTGGCGCAGATGGTGGAGAGTGCGGCTGGCAGCGGGGCGCTGGTTGCCTATTTCAAGCTGGCCGGCGACACCGCCGCGCAACTTGGTGCCATCTTCGGCAATCTCGCGGTCGGGTTGTTCCGCGTGTTTCAGGGCGGCGCCGCACAGGGACGCACTTTCCTCGACCTGTTCCAGACGTTAACAGCCAGGTTCGCCGCGTGGACGGGGTCGCTCGCCGGCAAAAATGCAATCGCTGATTTCTTCGCGCGTGCGCAGCCGGTGCTGAACGAGGTCGGGTTGTTGGTTCGGGACATAGCGAAGGCGTTCGGCGAACTGTCGACTCAGACTGGGTTGGCTCCGGTGATCGCGCAGGTTCGGACCCAGTTGCTGCCGGCGCTGCTGTCGATTGTGACCGCCACGTCGAGCCAGCTGTTGCCGTCGCTGGTGGCGCTCGCGACGAAGGCAGCCGACTTCTTCAACGTCATGTCCGGTCACGGCGGATCTTTGGTGCTCACCATCGACCTGTTGACCAAGTTCGCTAACTCGGCGCTGTGGTTGTTGAACAACATTCCTGGCGCGACGACTGCGCTGGGTGCGTTCTTCGCGGTGATGGCAGTCAAGCAGGCGTTCTCGATCATCGGTCAACTCAGCGGACTTACGTCCACCATCCCGATTCTGGTGTCGGCGTTCGGCGTTTTGCGGGGGACAGTCGTTGCGACTCAGGCGCCGTTGGCGGCGCAGGCGTTGGCGTGGGTCGCGTTGAAGGTGCAGATGCTGGCGCAGGCTGCGGCGAGTGGGATCGCGACGGCCGCAACGACTATCTTCGCGGGTGCCGCGCGGGCTGCTGGTGTGGCGATGCGGTTCATGCTCGGCCCTGTCGGGCTCATCATCACCGGCATCGGGCTGCTGGTCGCAGGCGTCATCTACGCGTACAAAAACTTTGAGCCGTTCCGAAACATTGTGGACACGGTCGGTCGTGCGCTGCTCACCGGTTTGGTGGCTGCCGTCGATGCTGTGGTGGCAGCGTTCCGCAGGGTTGCTGTTTCCGCGACGGCGGACTGGGCTGCGGTGAAGGCGGCTGTCACGGCAGCGTGGAACGGCATCGTGTCGTTCTTCTCGACGGCGGGCGCGACGATCGTCGCCGCTGTGTCGCGGGTGTGGACGGCTGTCGCGACCGACGTGTCGAACGCATGGACTGCCATCAGGACCGCCGTGTCGAACGCCTGGAACGGGATCGTCGCGTTCTTCACCACCGGAGCGGGTGGTCAGATTGTCGCCGCCATCGGGACGATATGGACAACCGTGCGTAACGCTGTCGCGGGAGCATTCGCCGCCATCTGGGGTGCCATCAAAGTAGCGATCGGCGCTTGGGTGACGCTCATCAAGATTGAATTGGCGATCATCGGCGCTGTGTTCCTGCTTGCCTGGCAGGGCCTGTCTGCGGTGGCGCGTACGGCATTCGGCGCTGTGCAAGCAGTGATTGCGACGGTGTGGGGGGCTATCCGCTCCGCGTTCACCACTGCCCAGTCAGCTCTGTCTGCGGCGTGGTCCGCGTTCTGGAACACCATCAAATCGGTCGTTAGCGCGGCTTGGAACTTTGTGTATAGCGGGATCATCGCGCCGGTCATCACGACAATCAGGAACGCGTTCAACGCCTTCATAGCGTACGAGGTTCAGGTGTGGACGAACTTCTGGAACAACATAAAGGCGGTCGCGTCGGCGGCCTGGACGTTCGTGCGTGACAACATCATCACCCCAATCTGGAACGGCATCAGAGCCGTCTTCACCGCAGCGCACACCTTCGTCCGCAACGCCTGGAACACGTTCTGGGAAGCAATCAAGACAGCGGCTCGGGTGGCCTGGACGTTCGTCAAAGACAACATCATCAACCCGATCTGGAACCAGGTAAAGGCGATCTTCGCAGCGGCGCACACCCTATTGCGGAACGCCTGGACGGTGTTCTGGAATGCCGTGCGCACCACAGCGAGCACGATCTTCAACGCCATCCGCACCCTCGTTAACACAGTGTGGAACCAGATCAAGACATTGTGGTCGGCGGCGCAGGGTGTGGTGACAAGGGCTTGGGACACGTTCTGGGGGACTATCAAGAGGGTCGGTGCTGCGGCGATCGAGTGGGTGCGGGCTCAGATCAACGAGAAACTGAACGCGGTCAAGGGCATCGTCAGCCGTTTCGTGTCGGCGGTCGGTGGCATCTGGGGCGGCATTCAGGGCAAGTTCTCTGGGCCGTGGAACTGGGTGAAGAACAACGTTCTAGACAAGCTCGCTGCCGCTTACAACGCGGTCGCGAAAGTCGTTGGCGCGCCGACGCTCAACTTGGCCGACGGCGGCCCGGTGGGGAATGCTGGCGGTTCCCCAACTGAGGGTGCGGTTGGTCGGGCTGACGGCGGGCCGATCGACAAGCGCGCCGCCGGTGGGCGTATCCGCGGCAGGGGCGGGCCGCGTCAGGACAACATTGCGGGGATTGACCGGGCGACGGGTGTGCAAACGTCGTGGGTGTCCGCCGGTGAGTATGTCGTCAACGCGAAGCAGTACCAGAAGAACAAGCAGGTTGTGGAGTCCATCAACTCGGGCCTCGACTTTAATGAGGCTGTCGGGCGCAGGTTAAATCGTGAGTACGTCGCGCGGGCGTTCGGTGGGGAGATTCCGCGTCTGTGGATCGGCGGCGGCACGAAACCTGCTGCGGGTTCTGTGAGTCAGCACAGCGGCTACGGGTGGGCGCGGTGGGCTGGCGACATCAACGAGCCAGGCGCTGCCGATATGGGTAAGCCGGTGAGTGCGTGGAAGTCGGGCATTGTGGCGGCGACGACAACAATGTCGGGGTCGTACGGCAAGCACATCCGCATCAACCACCCCGGCAATGAGCGCACCCTGTACGCCCACCTGTCGCAGTTCTCGGTCAGCCCGGGGGCCCGGGTGCGACAGGGCCAGAAAATCGGCGAGAAGGGCAACACGGGAAACTCGTCTGGGCCTCACTTGCACTTCGAGTTGGCGGGCGGCAGTGATTCGATTACCGGCAAGATAGGTAACGCCGTCAAGGGTGCGGTCGAGTCGGTAATAGAGATGATTAAGCCGCGGGCGATGTTCACTGCGGCGTCGAACCCGATCCTTGGCTTGGTCGAGAAGGGGTTGGGTGCGCTGCCTGGCGGCGACACCCCGTTCTCGAAGATGATGGCCCGGTTCCCGCGAAAACTGCGTGACATGTTGGCGTCCAAGCTGCCGGAGTCGTTCGGCATTGAAAGCAGCGGCGGTGGAACGGACGGCGTCAATGTGGGCGCGGGCTCGGGCGACCGGATGAAGAACGCGTCAGTTATTGCTCAGGTCGGCAAGGGCGGCGGCAAGAGAGCGCAAACCATCGGTTTGATTACCGCGCTTGTGGAGTCCGGTCTTCGCAACGTCAACTACGGCGACCGCGACTCTCTAGGCTTGTTTCAGCAGCGGGCGCCGTGGGGTCCGGCGTCGGCTCGGATGAATCCGCGCACGTCGGCGGGCATGTTCTACAACGGCGGCCGCGGCGGGCAGCGAGGGCTGTACGACATCTCAGGTTGGCGCAGCATGAGCATGGGCGCCGCCGCGCAGAGGGTTCAGGTGTCAGCATTCCCGGGCCGCTACCAAACCCGGGTCAAAGAGGCTGAGTCGATTCTTAGTGCGCTCAAAATGGCGGACGGCGGGATTGTGCAGGGCGGTCGTGGTGGGACTTTGGCGCACATCGGTGAGGGTGCCCGCGATGAGTTGGTGACTCCGTTGCCGCGCGGCTGGAAAGCGGCGGACTCGGGTGGGGATATGCGGCGGTTGATTGCGTTGTTGGAGGAGCGCGGGTTGGGTGAGACGCATTTGACGATGAACGCGTACAACCCGGTGGCGGAGCCGACGACGGTGTCTACGAACAAGCAGTTGCAGCGCGTCGGCGCGCTGGGGATTGTCTGATGGCTACCTATTCCGCGTTTCCTGTTTTCGTCGACGGCGTCCGTCTGGACTCGTCGGCGTGGAATGTGGAGTCGAAGGTTCGGCAGTGGGCTGGCGCCCGGTCGGCTGACGTGGTGCTGCCTGGGGTCGACGGTGTCGCCGCCAGTTTGAACGACGACCTCGAACCGACGTTGATGACGCTGTCGATGTGGGTGGTTGGCACTGATGAGAACGGGTTGATCCCGAACGGGTCGAACGGGATGGCGCAGTGTCGCGCGAACCTGGACCAGCTGTCGGCTTTGTTCGGTGTCCGGCATCGACTGCTGTCCATCATCGAGGTGGTGGACGGGGGCGGCACGCAGCGGCAGGCGAACGCGAAAGTCGTTGACTCGATCTCTCCTGAGATCCGGGCAGGTGGGTTGGGTCGGTTCACGGTGACGTTGCAGCTGCCGGAGGCGATGTGGCAGGACCCGGCGACGTCGGACTGGTCGCAGGCATCAGTGGTGGCCGGCAACACCTATGAGGTGACGTCGTTGCTCGGGTCGACGGCGCCTATAGCTGACGAAATCTTGACATTCACTGGTCCGGCGACGAACCCGCAGATCACCGACTTCACGACCGGCGCCTACATTCGGCTCAATGCGGCGTTGCCTGCCGGTCAGGTGTGGCGGGTCAACTGCGCTAGTTGGACGACCCGCTACGGGGCGGGGTTGACGTTCGGGTCGCTGGACACGGCGGGCACGGACGCGCAAGCGGTGACCGTGTACGGCGGCGGGACGGCCCGGTTTCTGCGGCTGCAGCCCGCGTTGACGGGCGGTGCGCGGCGGGTGTCGGTGACTGTCGCCGGCACCGGGTTCACATCGGCGACGGCTATCGGTGTCCGAGCGAGACGCAAGTACATCCAGTGACTGACGGGGGTGACTGATGCCCGTCGCCTACGTCTCCGGCAACTCGACCACAAGAGTCAGCACCACCGACTCGACGTCGTTCACGATCACAGTTAATGCCCCGCCGACGATCACCGCCGAGAATCTGCTGCTGGCGTTCGTCTATCAAGCAGACACCGACGCGGCGATGGCGACTTTGGCCGGGTGGACCCGCGCCGATTTCATCGCCCCGGCGACGGGCGGCGGCGGTTGCCAGTACGTCCTGTGGAAGTACGCCACCGGCTCGGAACCTGCCTCGTACGTGTTCTCATGGACCGCGCCGACGGCGTCGCCGTGGTTCCTGTCAGCTGTCGTCGTCCAGTACAGCGGTGTTGCTGCCAGCGACCCCGTCAACGCTGTCGAGGTTGTAGCCAGCACCGCCAACTCGACGAGCATCGTCGCACCGTCTATCCCAGCCACCGCTGCTGGTGTGCTGGTGTGCGGGTTCGCGTCGTGGCTGGGAAACACCACCACCGTTCCTGCGGGGATGACGGCACGCCAGAACCCTGTCAACGCCACCAACACGTCGCTGCGGGTTGTCGATCAGCCGATAGCGGCTGAGACGACGGGCACTCGGACGTCGACTCAGTCTTCGTCGACAAGGTGGAGCGCGTCATCGGTTGTCCTAGCCGAAGCTGCTGAAAACCCTACGACGACGGTCGGGAACACTCGCACGGCGACGTGGCAGGTTGCGGCGAGTCCCGACTTTTACTCCGACGTGTACTCCGACGTCTACGGCGCCAACCCTGCGCCGCCGTTGACGACGGTCGGGAACACCCGCACCGCGACATGGCAGGTTGCAGCCACACCCGATTACTACTCCGACGTGTACTCGGACACGTACGGTGCGGGGCCGCCGCCACCTGCACCGTTGGTGACTGTCGGCAACACGAGAACAGCGACGTGGTCGGTTGACACCATCGGTGTGGTCACCGTGTCGAGGTCGGCCTCATGGTCCGTGGGCCGTATCGTCACGGGCAGCCGCGCCGCGAGCTGGTCGGTGTGGAACGGCCCGATCGCCAACACCCGCACCGCGTCGTGGGCTGTGTTCGGGTTGGCGTTGCCGACGACCGCCATCGCGACGCCCGGCATGCGGCTGCGGGTGTTCCTGCCGAACGGCGCCGACCAGGGAAACCTGCCAACACCTGAGTCCGGGAACGTCGCCTACCCACTGAACGACGTCGGTGCGCTCACTTTCTCGTATGCGCTGCGGGCGCCGCGTGCGTCGCTGTTGGGGCAGCCGTGCGAGATATCGGTTGAGGTCACACCCGATGGTGGCTACACGTGGTTGGAGCCGCCGAACTCCCGGTTTGTGTATGTGACGGACGGCGCTGACCCGCTGGACCCGGCGAACAAGTACAGCGTGCAGTGCAAGTCGTTGGTGTGGCGGCTGTCGAAGTCGGTGGTGCTACCCAACAATCTGCTGAATGCGGACGGCAAGCGGGCGTTCCTGTCCGCCAATGTCGGCATCATTTTGAAGACGCTGTTCACTGAGGCGCAGGCCCGCGGGTCGATGACCGGCATCGACCACGCCTCATTTTCGACGGTGCTCGACTCGGGCGGTCAGGCGTGGGGGACGACTCTCACGAAGTACTACGAGCCGGGCATCAACTATCTGGCGGTGTTGCAGGACTTCGCCGACTCCGGTCTGTGTGACTTCAAGATGCAGGGCCGCAGCTTGTACGTGTACCGCGCCGACACCACTCTCGCTGTGGACCGCACGGTCGGCGGTTCGCAGGTGACGTTCCGCGCCGGCCGCGATTTGACAGATGCGCCGTTCACCCGCACCTGGGAAGGGCTCGCGAACTACGCCTATTTTGCGGGCGACGGCGTCAACTACGAGTACACCGAGCCGACCGCGATCACGCCGTGGGGTCGCCAGGAACTGTTCATCTCCAACGGGTCCGTATCCGACCCGGGCACGATGGCGGTCCTGACGCAGAACGAACTCGCGCAGCACGATGTGGAGCGTACGCAGTACACACGCGGCTTGGATTTCACGCGGGCGACGCATCGGCCGTTCTGGGATTACGGCGTCGGTGACTACGTGTGGTCGACGGCGGACGGTTCGCAGCCAGCCCGGTTGCGGATTCGTCAGCTGACGCTGCAGGTCAACGCGCAAGGCATCCTCGCCGGCAATGTGGTCCTCAATGACCGGTTCATTGAGTCGGACGTGCGGGCTGCTCGTCGCATTCAGGGCATCACGAACGGAGCCCAGTCGGGCACGGGTACGGGCACCCCGCCGGTCACGGACAACCCTGACGGCACCGCAGACAGCAAAGCGCCGGCGAAGGTGCTCGGCTTGTCTGGGGCGAGCACCGCCTACATGGGGCCCGGTGGTTTCCCGCAGGCGCAGGTCACCCTGACGTGGGGTGCGGTGACGACGAACGTCGACGGCACCCCAATCACCGACCTCGACCATTACGAGATCCACCGCCGGCCTGTCGGATCGATTCCGCCGACGCAGCCGAACACCGATCTGCGGCACTTCGCGACGACGACCAACAACACCTACGACTCGTCACCGTATATTGTCGGCTCGTCGTGGTTCTTCTCCGTCAAAGCGGTCGACACATCCGGCAACCGGTCCGAGTTGTCCGCTGAGCATTCGGTGGGGATGGCGACCGACAACACCGCACCGCAGGCACCCGCCGCCCCAGTCCTGACCGCGAAACTAGGGCTGATCCAGATTTTCTGGTCCGGCCTGCCAGCGACGGGTGTGTGGCCGCCCGACTTCGCCTATGTCGAAGTGCACGTCTCGACGGTCAACAACTTCACCCCGACCGACGCGACCTTGTTCGACACCTTGTACGGCGAAGGCAGCTCCATCTACACGGCGGGCGCCTACGGGGTGCCCGTCTACGCGAAGCTGGTCGCGGTCGATAAGACGCCGCTCAAGTCGGGCGCCTCGACTCAGGGCACGGCGACGCCAGTGCAACTCGTCAACACCGACCTCATCACGGGCATCGTCAACGAGCGGCTGCTAGCTGCGGATGCGGTCACGTCGGCGGCTATCGCTGACCTAGCGGTGGGCACCGCGAACATCATCAACGGCTCAATCGTGAACGCGAAGATCGGCAGCCTAGCGGTCAACGACGCCAACATCGCCGCGATGAATGTCGGGAAACTGTCGGCGGGCACGTTGAACGCTGAGGTGCTGGTCGCGAACCGGCTTACCACGTCCATGTCGGGCAGCCGCGTGCAGATGGACTCGACTGGTCTGCGAATGTTCCGCGGGTCGGAGACGCAGCCGATCGTGTTCCTCGACCCGACCCCGGGTCAGCTCATCATCCGCAACACGACGGACGCGTCTCACACGTCGAGCGGTCACGGCATTCAGTTCGGCGAGTCGAACAACCTGAACGTCATCATCGACAACAACGAGATCATGGCGAGAAACAACGCGTTCTACGCCACGCTCGGTGTGAACCTTGAAGGCGGCGGCGTCACCATCGGCGGCCGCATGGGCGGCTTCACCGACGCCAACCGCGGCAGCATCCCGAACAACGACAACCACCACATCTTGATGCGCGGCAACATTGAGGTGCAGAACATCGGGTCAGGTAACTATGACGATCCGTATTCGCCGTTCATTGTCGGGTGGCGGGCGTCGACGCACCTTTTTATGACCAACAACAAGATCGGCGCATCGGGTGGTTTGGGTGCGAACCCGCTCTACATCAACCCGCGCTCGACTTCGGGCGAGGACCATTTCCAGCCGGTGTGGATGGGTTGCGACAGCATCGCCATCCGTCGGATCGGTCCGGCGCAAGGCGGGGTTATTTCCACCGAGGCTGGTGTGGCGTTGCAACTCGTCAACGGGCAGGTGAACTCGCGAAGCGCATCCATCGTCGGCAACTGCTCGATGGGTGCGTCCGCGTTCAACGTGCTGTCGCAGTCAGACACGAAGCACATGGTTTCCGATTTGGCGGGGGCACTGGAAACAGTCCGTGGCGTCAAAAGCAAGCGTTGGCAGTTCCGCGACGAGATCAACCCCGAGGATCAGTGGCACTACGGGCCGATGCTGGAAGACCTACCTGACGAACTGCGAACCCGGGTCGGCGACGACCAGCAGGGCTACAGCATCAGCTCGCTGGTCGGCCTGTTGTGGGAAGCAGTGCGCGAACTAGCGGCGGAGGTGGAGCGTGGCAAGGAACGCTGACGGCACCGCCACCTGTGACCGGTGCGGCGCTCGGTTGGCTGGCTACGGGGTGTTGTACGGGATGGTGTGCACCGACCTCACTCCGGGCGGCGCTGTCCGGGACTTGATCTACTGCTACGCCAACCAGTGCCGCAGCGTCGTCCTCGACGGGTTCCTGCGCAGTCTCGGCACGGACCCGCTGCGGTGCACCGACGACAACACACGCCTCAACTCGCGGGCAGTGAGCGACGCGATGCTTGCCGTCGATATGCAACCAGCCTCAGGGGAGGCGCGACTGATGCAGTTCTGCTATGCGACCGGGTCACGTGACCGGTTCCTGACCCATGTACAGGAGACACGGTGACGCTGCAACGGGTGTGCAATTTGGACGGCACGATTATTGACACGTCAGGCGACGACTTTTTCACGGTCACGCACGGCCGGACCGGGGAGACGAAAGATATCTGCCCGCGCTGTTCCAGGTCGGCGTACTCGGTGGACGTTTGGGCGCCGACGGTCGGTAAGGATGTCGGTGCTCGGGTGAAGCCGACCGTGTATGCGATGGACAACAACATTCCGTTCGCGTACGACGCGATCGTTGGGGGGACGACGGGCGTGACGGAGCCGACGTGGCCGACGGTGCCTGGTGAGACGGTGGTCGACGGTGACGTGACGTGGGTCACCCATGAGGGGCCGACCGGTAACTCGGCGGTGTTCCAAACGATTCCGGCGCCGCCGAAGTACATTTCGCTGTGGGGTTGGATGACGGGCACCAATGAGTCAGCCGACTGACCCGATCCAACTGGACCCGAACGGGGTGGCGCGTCGGGCAGCCGCCCGCTATCAGCGGATCATCGCCGACTTGGTCGATGAGAACGCCCGCCTTGAGACGTACATCGCTCAGCTGCTGACCCAACAGCAGCCGGCAGCCTCTGCGCCTGACGCGTGGGGCGACACAGCCCCCCAGTAAGTCCGTCACCACCTATTCAGTCCCCAGCGCTTCGCGTGTGGGGCTTCAACCCATGCCCGAAAGGAAACCCCGTGGCCGACAAGAAGGTGAAGCTCGTCACGTCGTACAAGACCGACGACGGGCAGACGATGTACGAGTTCCGCTGCCCATACCCGACGGGGTGCGGCGAGAACGCACTGGACCCAGACGCGACGCCGTATCGGGCGTTCAACCTCGCCGACCGTGAGTGGGCTGTCGCCCGCGGCAAGCAACACCTCGCGGAACACGAAAGCACAGCCGACCCGAACCGCGACAACGAACTCACACCTGAGATGCACGAGTTCAGGGTCGCTCTCGGCATCGCCGCCGCTGCCGCACCAACCGTAAACCCCGACGACTGGGAGCTGTGAGTCATGGCCGCTATCACTGCTGGCGAAATCTTGTGGAAACTGACGACCTCGGCTGTTGTTGCTGGCAACAGCACGAGCAACACCACCCCTGGCACGTATCTGGGTGGGCATGTCACGTCGAACAACTACGCCGACAACGGACCGCTGTTCCCTGACGTGACTGGTGCGCAGAACGCCGCGAACCAGGTCGATTACGCCGGGATGGCTATTCACAACAGCAACGGCGCGAACAACTACGTAGGTGCGGTTGTGTACATCTCGTCCGACGACGGTTTGGGTGCGTCCATCGCCATTGGTGTGGACACTACGGCGCAGACGGCGGTCGGTGCTGCGTCGGGCACGCCGCAGCTGGTGACTATTGCGAACAGCACAACGGCTCCGGCTGGTGTGACGTTCTCGGCGCCAACCACGGCCGCTGGCGGGATTGCGCTCGGAACCATCAACTTCGGGAACGTGCGCGGGTTCTGGGTTCGGCGTACGGCAGCGAACACCGCCGCCCGTTCCGGCGACACGGTCACCCTCGCAGTCAGCGGCGACACCGGCTCACTGTGACCGTCCGTCGGCGGACAGTCCTCGGATTCACGGCGGCTGTCCCGCTCGACCGTCTGACGCGCCGCAAACCGAAGCCTCGCCGCGGCGTCTACAACAACCGCTACTCCGACACCTACTAAGGGAGTCCGCCCATGCCCACAGCGCCGAACCTGCCGACAAGCGGCCTCACCTCGGGTGTGTCGTCGGGTGCGCTCACCAACTGGTACACCCTCAACGGGATCGCGAACAGCATCTATCTCGCGTCGATCGGCACGACCCGCACTGGGGCGTACACGTTGACGCAGGCGAACTCGGGCGAGTTAATTCCGGTAAACGCGGCAGGGTCGGTGGCGATCACCGTCCCCGTCCTCGCCGTCGGCACCAGCGTCGAGCTGTTGCGGCAGGGTGCGGGTGCGGTGACGTTGACGGCGTCGGGCACGACGTTCCTGGTGCCGGCCGGGTCGACAGCAACCCCGCGTGTGCAGGGGTCAGTAATGGCGCTGCTGTGGCTGACAACGACGTCGGTGTTGGTCAGCGGGGACCTCACCTGATGGCTCTCCGCAAAGCGCGCCGCCGCGGCATTCAACGCATCGGCATCCCAGTGTCGGCCCCGGTCGCCTACGTCAACAACGCGTCGGTGATCGACGCTTTCACCGACCCCGTCCTGGTTGTCCCGACTGGGGTGGCGGCGGCGCACACATGCATCGCGATCGTGACCGTGCAGAACCGTGCAGCGGTGTTCACCACCCCAACCGGGTGGACGGCTGGCGGGACGAGGGTGGCGACTGGTGCGTTGCAGTTCACGTCTGCGCTGTTCTACCGCAGCGGCTTGTCGGCGGGGCAGTCGGTGACGTTTGTGACGTCGGACACCACCAGCAACCGAGGCATCGCCTTCCTGGCGTTCTCGGGTGGCGACGGCACCCTCGACGGGGTCGCGTCGTCAGCGGAGACAGTGTGGGGCACAACCCACACTGCACCCAACATCACCCCTGTCAACGCTGGCACTTTGCCGGTGACGATTTGTGTGGACCCGGGTGCGTCGTCGTTCACCGTCCCCGCTGGTTGGACGGAGCGGCTGGACACCGGCAACGTCAACTTCAACAACGGCGCTGTGGCGGCGACCCGCGACACCGCCACCACAGCAGCGAACCAGGTCGTCACCGGCCCCGTCGTCACAGCCGGGTCGGCGTCGGACTACTCGCTGATGTGGACGATCGGCATCAAGAAGACCGGCGGGGTTGGTGGCGGCACGCCGGGTGCGACCCGAGTCCTCGACTTGGCGGCTTGGTTGTACGACCCGATTCCCGCGAACCCGGTGTTGGACAGCCAAAGCGCAGCGATTTCGGCTGCTTTGGCTGGCGGGTCGCACATCGCGAACATGGTCGACTTTGGGACGACGATGGTCCGTACCGGAGTGACAGCGGCGACACCTCGCTACGACGTCCAGTTTGAGTATGTGCCCGAGTGGGGTTCCGATCCGTTCGGCACTGAGACGATGCCGATCCCGGCTGGAACGGTGGTGCCGCCTGGCACGGACGGGCATGTGTCGATTGTTGACCCGACCACCCAGCAGATTTATTCGTTGTGGGCGGCGAACTTCAACGGGACGGTGAAGACGGCGGGGTTCGGCGCGAAGGTTGCGTTGTACGGCGACGGTCGGGAGATTACTGGGTCGTCGACGGGTGCGAACTTGTGCCGGTACGCCGGTGTCGTCGGTGAGGACGAGCTGATCGCGGGGAACATCAACCACGCCCTGTTCTTCTCGACCGACATGGCTCGCTTGACGACGTTTAGGTATCCGGCGGTGAAGACGGACGGGTCGAACTTGGTGGGTAGTTCGGTGACCATCGAGGAGGGCGCCCGGGTGCAACTGAACCCGGCTGTCAACGTCGACGCCATCCCCGGCATCACCGCAGGCGAACGGACTGTCGCGAAGGCGCTGCAAACCTACGGCGCGTATTGCGGCGACAACGGCGGTGGGCGTATGGCGTTCATCTTCGAGTACACCGCCGCGACGATCCAGCAAACTCGGTATCCGAGCGTCGGTTTGGCGTGGGACTACTTCGACATGTCGCACATTCCGTGGAACCAACTGCGGGTCCTCAACTCTTGGAACGGAACCTGATGGCTGCCACCACCACCCGCCTGCACATCATCTGCACCGACGCCGCCCGGCAGTTGGTTAACGACACTCTGCGGAACGTTGACCCGACGTCGGTGGGCGACCCGATCACCGTCCCCCTGAAAATGGCTGACGACCCGACGGATGCGGTGGTGGCTTGGGGTGCGTCGTGGGCGATGGACGGCGCAACCAACAATGCTTTCCGTAACGCAGTCCGTGATGCTGGATGGTCGCCGCGCCCCACCAACGCCGAACGCACCGTCTACGGCCCCACGTCGAACGTGCCCGCGTTCGGCACACAAAGGCTGTGGCTGTGGGACGGCTACACCGTCGACTTCTGGGCTAGCGTGACCGACCTCGGGCTGTCGCGGATCGAAGACAACAGCCACTAATGGCGTTACCGACACCGACGTTTCGGTGGCGAGCCGGGAACGTCACCGGGTTAGCGGACGGTGCAGCGGTTGACACCGTCCCCGGCGAAGGAACCGTCACCACGTCGATGGTGCAAACGGTGAGCACGAAGCGTCCGTTGTGGCGGGCTGCCGGTTTGAACGGGCAGCCGTCGTTTGAGTTGGACGGCGTCGACGACGCGTTCAGCACATCGGCGACGATCACGAGACCGCAGAACGCCACTTGGATTGCGGTGCTTCGACCCAGCAACGTCAACACGTTGCAGCCGCTGCACATGTCGTCTCAGGAAATGTTTCAGGACACCGGGCAGCACGGCATTTACGTCGCAGCTCCTTGCACCATCCCGGGCGCGGCGTCGGCTAACGTGTCGCAGGCGTGGACAGGTTTGTATGCGGGGGCGGCGTCGCAGTTCCGGAAGAACGGGACAACGGTCGCGTCGGCTTCCTTGACGTCACCAGCGACGGCGGCGGTGACCGCGTTCATGGGGACAACTGCCACCGCGACGCGTCCGTTCGCTGGGCAGTACGCCGAGTTGATCGGCTGGAACTATGTGCTGTCGGCCGCCGAACTCGTCGACGCCCACATCTATGTGCAGGACACGTACGGCATCACGATGGCCGGAACTGCCCCGCCGACCATCGAAATCACGCTGCGAGCGGTCGGTGCGCACACCGCCGCCGCTGCCGCTGTCACCCCTTTGGCACCGGGGGTCCCGGCTGGGGTGGTGGCCGGCGACATGTCCATTTTGACGGTGCAGGGGAAACGGACGGCTGCCGCGACGGCTCCGACGGTCACGACGCCGACCGGTTGGACGTTGATCTCAACCACCCACGCACCTGGGGTTGTGGCGGGCGTCGACACCGGCTCGAACACGGTCGCGAACTTTTACCGCACAGACACCTACACAGCCCCGTCGATTGTCACCTCAGGGTTCGACTCGGCGGGTGCGGTCATCACCGCCTACACGACCGCTGGGACGAGTTGGGCGGCCCCGGTGGTCACGTCAGGGTCGGACACCGTCTCAGGGGCGGGCGGGTCGATCACTGGCGCGGCTGGGTTGGATGTGGCACCGCTCGATTTGGTGCAAGTGTCGGCTGGCCTGTCGGGGGACATCGGCGCCGTCACCGTCCCCACCATCGGTGGGATGGGCGGCGCGACGTTGGGTGGCACGTCGTCGCGGGTCAACTTTGCTGTGACGACCGGCAACGACTCGCGCACGCTGGTGGCGGACTGCCAAGTCGACTCGGGCACGTCGAATGCGTCGCCGACGTTCACGTTCACCAACGCATCCGCAACCACCTCCCACGCCCAGTTCGTGCGGTTGCGGGGGATCGCCGCCGGTGGCGGACAAACCGAACCAGCACTCCCGATCATCGTTCTCCGCACCCGCTAGGAGTCACACATGGCACGGTTCTCTGCTGGCGGTATCACAACCGCCGGTTCGACCACGCTGCCCGTTTCGTCGCTGTACTCAACTGCCACGATGCGAGCCCGGGTCCGGGAAATCGGCGTGTTCAACACGACGACGACTGCTGTCGCGTTGCGGCTGGTTCGGTTGACCACCACCGGCACACGAGGCGCAGCTCTCACCGCAGGAGCCACTTACGCAGAGGACCCCACTCCTCCTATCTGTATCGCCTACAACACGCACACTGTCGCTCCGACAATGACCGACCTCGGGTTCCGGGTCCAACTGGGGGCTGCGATCGGGTCCGGTTTTGTGTGGACGTTCGACGACTTCGTCCTCACTATCGGCGCGGTAGCGAACTCTGGTATCGGCATTGTCCCTGACACCGGCACCGGGCAAGCACTCTCGATCTATTGGCACTGGACCGAGTGACCTCAACGGGACAGAGGTAGGCCATGTCCTCTCTCGTCCGGTATGGCGTACCGCGCGGCAGCGATGTCGGTGGCCGATCCGCCTCGCGGATCGTCGCCGTCCCTGTTACACCGGAAGCGGAACTCACCCCTGTCGGGAATAGCCGCACTGCGACGTGGGGAACCGCGCAGCAGGTGCAAAACACCCGCACGGCGTCGTGGGCGACGCTGGCTGCCCTACTGGTCACCAGGTCGGCGTCGTGGGTGACACGCACATCGGTGGTCAACACCCGCACCGCCACGTGGGTCACCGCCGCTTCGGTTCTGGGCACGCGGTCGGCGACGTGGGCGACCCGCACAAGCGTCGTCAACTTGCGCGCCGCGACGTGGGCTGTTCTGACCCCGACGGCCAGTGCCCGCACCGCTACATGGGTCACCCGGTCGGTGACCACCGCCACACGCCTTGCGTCGTGGGCTGTGCTCACTCCCACCACCAACACTCGCAGCGCGACGTGGGCGACGCTGACCGCTGTCGGCAACACACGCAGCGTCATGTGGGCTGTCCTCACACCAACCACCGCCACGCGTACTGCCACGTGGTCGGTGCTCACCGCCACCACAAACACCCGCGCCGCCACATGGGTGACAGCGTTCGCTGTTCTCACCACGCGCTCCGCGACATGGAATGTTGCTGGGTCGCTGTTCACCGTGGCCTCCGCCCGCACCGCAACTTGGACCGTTCTAGCCGCTGCCAGCAACACACGGGCAGCGACATGGACGGCCCTTCGTGCTATTACGGCGAGCCGCAGCGCGACGTGGGCGACACTCGCTGCTGTCGTCGGCACCCGGTCGGCGCTGTGGGCCACAACCTCCGTCGTCGCTGGTAGCCGTTCAGCAACGTGGGCGACATCCACCGTCACCGTCACGACCCGCAGCGTCACCTCGCACACCGCAGCTATCGTCACCGCGACGCGAACAGCCACCTGGCAGATACTCACCCCGACCACGAACACACGCTCCGCGACGTGGGCTGTCCTGTCGACGCGCGCCAACACCCGCAGCGCCACATGGCTGACAGCTGCCGCAGTCGTAGTCACCCGCTCAGCGACGTGGAACACCGCCGGGTCGCTGTACACAGTCGCCGGTCAGCGCACCGCAACTTGGACGACCCGGGCCGCTGTTGTCGTCACCCGCTCCGCGACGTGGGCAACCACAACTGCGACAACGAGCAGCCGCACAGCACTGTGGGTCACCCGCCAAACGTTGACAGCAACCCGCTCCGCGACTTGGACCACGCGCACAGCAGTCAACGCCAATCGCACCGCAACATGGCTGACCGCGACAGCCATCACAGGCAGCCGCACAGCCACGTGGCAGGTCGCTGGCGTCCAACTGACCGTCACCGGAACCCGCACTGCCACTTGGCAGGTGCGGTCCCTCACAACGGCATCCAGGGCCGCCACGTGGCAAGTGCTCACCGCCACCACCGGCAGCCGCACAGCGACTTGGGCGGTGCTGAGCAGCCGCAGCAACACCCGCACAGCGACGTGGCTTACACGTGCGTCCGTCACCGGCAACTGCACGGCGTCTTGGGCGACAGCCGCCGCCCTCACCGACAGCCGTGCCGCGACGTGGGCTGTCCTCACGGCAACCACAGACACCCGCTCCGTCAGTTGGAACGTCAACACTGGCATCACCAGCAGCCGCGACGCGACCTGGACTGTCTACCGCAGCATCGTCTCCACACGCATCGCGCTGTGGGTCGTTGCCGTTCTCATCCCCGAATTCACATATCGCGAAGACGCCGGACGCACCCACAGACCTTCGTCGCTCATCACACCCCGACCCATCGCCACCGACACATACGAAGACGTCTACTGCAACAACTACACGACGGTTTACACCTTGCGGCCCGCTATCAGTACAACGCCCCGCGAACTGACGGGCGTGACTTATCGCCCATGACCCTATGTGAGAAGGGCCTGCCACTTGACTACCCAACCCTGACGCAGCGAAAGCGGCACGCAATGACCCGCACACCCAAACGGCAGCAGGAATATGAGATCGTGCGCAAGATCGACGAAGCCTCCCCCTCGGCGCTGTTTGCCACGCAAGCGTGGGCGTGGGCCGCCATCGTCTACGGCGCCATCACCATCGCATCAGGGCCCAGTCGTTACACCAGTCCCACGTTTGTCGCCCTCAACCAAGTCCCCGGCTCCCCCTACATCTGGGGCGCACTGTTCATCATCGCCGGTGCCACAGTCAAAGTCGGATGCACCACGGCGCGCTGGAAGCTCCGCGACACCGGGATCTGGCTGCTGACTGTCATGTTCCTCGGATTCGCTGGCTGCTTCGTCTACGCCGCTGTAGTGAACCCTCACGCGCCCATCGGCGGAGCTGTCATCTACGCCGCCATAGCACTGCAACTGATGGTGCTCCGCCGACTCAGAGGAAAGCCGCCCACTCATGATGCGACGAATCGTTGACGCTTCCCTGCCCGCCGGCTGCCTGTTCGCCATTACCCCCGCCGCTGCTGGTTGGCAGAAGCTCCCCGACAGCCTGGAAGCAACCCTCGGTCACTTCTGGGGGCAGACATGGGCGGCCACCCTCGCCGCGTCCATGCTCGCCATTCTCGTCGGCATCTGCCTCCGCCGCCCCCGTCCCTCTCTCGCCTACCTCATCGAATGGCCGGCGCTCATCTTCGCAGCCATCATCTCCACCATCTACGGTTCCGCAATCTGGCTGCGGTTCGGCACCCCGTCGTGGATCGCGATCTGGTTTGTGTACGCCATCGGCCTCCACTTCCTTGCCCGGTTCGCGGAACTCGCCTACGCGCACCAAGTGGTGGCTAAGAGGGGCGAATGACTACCGGCGGCGCGTGGATAGCGATCGTGACTTCGATCATCGCCGGACTCGCAGGGTTCGCCGCCCTCATCCGCACCTTTCTTGAACGGCCCAAATATCGCGCGGACGCGATGACGCTCGTCACCCAAGCCGCCACCGATCAGATGGCGACATTGAAAGGCGACAACGACGACGTGCGGAAACGACTGAGTGCTGTCGAAGCGAAACTCGAAGTGGCGCTGGAAAAGGTCGACGCCGCCGAAAGCAAACTCGAAGACTCAGAACGGCTCAACCGGCAATTACGACAGCAACTGCGGGTGCTGATGCAGCACGCCCGCCGCGCGCAGGAATGGTCCGACAAGTACTACAACGCCGGACACCCACCGGGTATGCAGCCGCCGCCGCGCATCCCCTACTTCGACGACAGCCTGTTCGACGCCGACGACAAGGAGTCACCCTGATGGCCGACAGAACCAAACGACTCGCGTCGGTAGGTGTGGCTGCGGTGCTGATCGCATCCGGCGCCGTGTACGCCGCCGCCGATGCCCCTGCGAACGCGTGCGACTCGGTGTCGTCGTCGGCGATCGACACCATCCGGGAGTTGAAAGCCTACGAGGATTGCAGGTTTGATCGGGTCGAGGCGCAGCTGTCGCGAATCGAAGGTGGCACGCCGTCTCCGACTCCGACGGCGACAACAACCGCATCACCGACACCGACCGCCACCTCCACCACGTCCCCGCTGGCGGGCCCGACCGGCGTGGCCGGGACGTGGACGCGCAGGTTCACCGACGAGTTTTCCGGCACCGCAATCGACCGGAGCCGGTGGACCACCCTCGACGGGTGGCGGATGAACAACGTCACTACCCGCGACCGGAACGTCACCGTCACCGGCGGCAACGCTGTCCTCACCTTGTCGTCAGCCACCGAAGGCGCCGAACTCGACAGCGCACCCTACGACGGCGCCGGAGCGAACGGCTACCTGCTGCCAGTGGGCGGGTTTGTTGAAGCGCGGATCATGTTCCCGGGTGATGGCACCGACCTGTACAACTGGCCCGCGTGGTGGGCGTCCGGCCCCAACTGGCCGGCAGCCGGCGAACACGACATCGCTGAAGTGTTGGGCGGCGACCTGACCGTCAACTACCACTCACCGAACGTCAACCACAACCTCGGCGAACCAACCGGCTACTGGGGCGACGCATTCCACACCTACGGGCTGCACCGCAAAGCAGGATCAGCCGACGTCTACTTCGACGGACGCCTCGTCGAGACGTACCGCACCGAAGACAACGGACAAGGCGAAGCGCTGCTCATCAACATTGGTGTCGGGCAAGGGTCACGCACTGTCACCGGTGCCGCTGGTGCTGTGAAGGTCGACTACGTGAGGGCATGGCAGTGACCGACCGTGTCCTCGACCGTGTGCCGTCCGTCCCCGACCGCCGCCGCCAAGTCGAGTTCAACCTCGCCGATGCGATCGTTGGGCTCACCCCACGGTCATACACATGGGCTGTTCCGTTCTGCCTTGACCAGCGAGCTGAAGGCGCATGCGTCGCACATGGGGCCACGCACGAGGCAGTGGCTCGTCCGGTGATGATCGACTTCGCCAAGCACCCACTGCCGGACTGGGCGGTGCGTGCTAACCGCGTTCGCACCGCTGGTGGCAGCGCGCAGCAGATCGCGCAGGCGTACGCGTTCGACGCCTACGACTGGTGCCGCCGCAACGACGAATGGAGCGGCGAAGCGTATAGCGGAACCAGCGTCGCGGCTGGCGCGAGGTCGATGGTCGTCTCTGGCTTCTGGGGCCAATACCGGTGGACCATCGACGTGAACGATATGGCCGTGGCGGTCAGCCGCACCGGACCGGCAGTCATCGGAGTGGATTGGATGACGGGCTTTTTCGAGCCCGACCGGAACAACTTCCTCAACCTCACCGGTCGCGTCGAAGGCGGGCACTGCGTCCTCGTCAACGGCTACAGCACCACGCGGCGTGCGTTCAAGATCACGAACTCGTGGGGACCTGGCTTCGGTCGTGACGGGACTGCGTGGATACGCCACGACGACATGGCCCAGCTGCTCCACGATGGCGGCGAGTGCTGTGTGCCTATGCGGCGAAGTGTGTAGCGGCGCGCCATTGGCGTTTCTCCCGCGTCCGCTGCGTCTGGCTGTCAGGTGTCAGGTCGCATTCTTCACAGGTGCAGCGGCGGCGCGCGCCTGTCGGGCCCGCCAGCATTCGCCGGGTGCCCGACTTGCCCAGCATTCGCGCCATGCCGCTCACTCTACTGAACAAACATTTCGTCTGCTCGCCGATGGCGCGGTCTCCCTACCTGTCAGGCGCGTCCTCTAACTAGCAACACTCCCCACCCCTCCCCCACCGGACGAGGGGTGAATTCTGCACGCCCTCCCCCACCACAAGTGACACAGGAGAAGCATGGCGAAAGACGTACCCGACGTTGCGAGTTGGAACCCGTACTGGGAGAACAGCGTCGCCAACATCAAAAAAGGAATGCAAGCACTCATCGACGTCGGCTCCGACGTGATCGGCATGCAGGAAATGTCCCACGACCCAACCTGGGACGCGATAGCGGCATGGACGCCAACAATCGGCTGGTGGACGACCCCGAAGTCGAACGCCATCCCCATCCACGTCAACACCAAAACGTACGAGATCGTCGACTGGAAGTCGGTGCTGTACGACGACAGCGACCGCACCGTCGAACCGGGTGCGGGCGGCAACACGACCCCGACGAAAAGCATCATGCGGGTGTCGGTCCGTCACCGCGAGCAGGGCACCGTGTCGCACCACTTCAACATGCACCTGATCGCCACGATTGAGAGCGGCGGGCAGGTTGGTGGGAACCCGTTGCGGCTGGCGTTCGCGCAAGGCCACCTCGACCTGTTCAAACAGTTGGCGGCGCCGTACCTCGCAACAGGTGAGCCGGTGACGGTCTCCGCCGACTGGAATGTGTCGTCGTCGACTTCCGCAGGGAAGTGGCTCCGCGACCAAATGACCCCGCTCGGGTTCGTGTCGGCGCAGCACAAGCTGGGCCCGTTCAACACGCACGGCGTCCGCGAAATCGACGACGTGTTCTACGCCAACTGTGAGGCGACGAAGTTCCGCCGGCTCGACGAGTTCGGCTCCGACCACAGCCCAATCGAGGTGGACCTGGGCCCAAAAGCAGAAGAGGAACCCGAATTGGCTACCTGTCAGAACGGCTACCCGGTCGCGTTCAGCCGCGAACAGATTAAGCCCAGCCCCGCCACCGTCACCATCGCGGGTCTGCGGAAGTTCACCGTCCGCTCCGACCACGCCCCCGCGTGGCAGATCCTCGGCGACCATTTGCACGAGTACGTGGAGGCCGTCAACGAGGGCTACAAGGACATAGACGACTGGTCGTACACCGTCCGTCCGGTGCGCGGTCAAACGTCCGGCTACAGCAACCACTCCGGCGCTTGCGCGTGGGACTGGAACGCCACCCAGCACCCGCTCGCCACATCCCCAGCCGCCAACTTCACGACACGGCAGATCACCCGCATCCGTGAGCTGATGTCGAAGTTCGTCGGCAACGGTCAGCGCATCTTCCGTTGGGGCGGCGACTACTCGGGCCGCAAGGACGGCATGCACTTGGAGGTGGTGGCGTCGTCGGCGGACGTGGCCGCGTTCGTCCGCGACTTCAACGCCGGCAAAATCCGCCTGTCGTTCGTCGCACCACCACCAGAGCCGGTCGTCGTTAAGCCCGCCGCGGTCAAACCGAAGGTGTCGCTGAAAGCGGTACAGGCTGGGTTGCGGTCAGGGTCCGAACTCGTCGAAGGTCCCACCGGCAACGACGGCGCCGAGTATCAGCGGGCGTTGAACAAGTTCACCGGGTTCGAGTTGGTCACCGACGGCGTGCTCGGCCGCAACAGCCGCGTCGTCACCGCACAAGCGCAACTCAAGGTGGCACGCGGAAACGGCGCGAACCTGACAACCGCTGACTGCTGGCCGAACTCCGGCTACAACACGGACCTCGACGGCATCGTCGGTGCGGAAACGTTCAAAGCGCTCGGCCTGGACAACACCGACATCTAATTGACCGTGGCTCCGCCGTTCTCGGGGATTCACCATCAAACTCCCAAATAGTTGGGTTGGGTTGGGGTTTATCACGGCGGGCCACGGATTCAGTTGTACATCCAGAGTAGACGAGAGGACCACAAAACGTGGACGACAGCCCGTTCCAACCGACACGGAGTCGGCGATGATTCGACAATCTTCTGCTTCGAAAGGCGTGCCATGCCCATTGTGAACGCATCTGTGCTGAAAGCCGACGCCAGCAACCGCGCCCTACGCACCTTCCTGCAAGGGCTCGCCTACGTTGTGCTGTTCGCTGTCGGGCTCGTCCTGTACAACGCGTTCAGCACCGCAACCCGCTGGTCCGACTTCGACTGGTCCGCGCTGCTGTTCTCAGCGCTGCAGGCCGCGGTCATGGCCGGGTTTGCGTACCTCATGAGGTCTCGCCTTGACGCGTCGTCGGTGCCGACACCGCTGCCGCCCGAATACCCCGGCGAACCCAACGAAGAACCGCAGATCATCAACGTAGACGCGGATAAGTTAAGGGAAGGCACTTTGGGGGCCACCAACGTAAAGGAAGGGACGTTGGGCGGCGCGCAGATCATCTCGAACCGCACCGGCAAGGTCTACGACGACCACCCCGACCGAGGCATGCGAGACGACGGGACGCCGATCGTCTGACTGCGACATCCGATTCAGGTGCCTACCAGTTGGTGAGCGCGTTGATGTGACACCCCGAGCAGAGCCCCGATGTCCCGCAAGGGAACATCCGCAGAGGCGAGCCCCTTCGCCAACTCGGCAGCTTCATGAGCAGCCTCGGCCTCGAGCTGAGCGGCGGCTTCCTTGTCGTGGCGGATGAGCGCCACCTTTTCCCCGACCGAGATCCCTCCCACGTCCCCGTAGCTGAGGGACACGTCCACGTCGCTAAGTTTCACGTCGAGAGTGACCGCGATGTACTCGCGGGCCATGAGTTCGATCTCGGACACGCGTCGAGCTTGAGTGACCCCGTCTAGTTCGGGGATGTGGATCATCCACCAGCGGCCTTCTCTGGTCACTGTTACGTCGTACCTCATTTGCCCCCCTGGGCGCTCTTGATTGCAGCCATGATTTGACGGACTACCCCTGGCGAGATGGTGCGGTGGCCGTCGGGCACCGACACACTGACTGACCCTGCCTGCCAAACGGTGTGGCTTCCCACGGTCCGCACCGGCAGGAAGCCTGCGTCCCGGAGTTGCTTCACCATTTTGCGGGTGGGCTGCTCGCTAACCATGACTATAGTCTAGCGCCGTAGACGCTTTCTAGTCAAGCGGCATAGACACTTGCTGCGCTAGACTCAGACAGCACTCCGCCCCGCGCCCTAACCGGCGCGGGGCGATTCTTGCGTTGTCAGGAGGTCCGCGACATAGGCCAGTCATCATGGTCATGCAGATACTGAGATACGTCAGCGACGAGGCAATCAGCAACTGTGAGTCGAGGGTTGTGAGCGTGCCACTGGGCTTCTTCGACGACCGCTTCAAGGCAGTCATTGATGGTCTCGCCGTCGCCCGCATTCACCCACTCGGTCTTCCACCAGTCGTCGCAATCGCAAGTCGCCCTCACGCGCTTCTCGTTTGAAACGATGCCGACGTACACGTGATGCCCCATCGTCATGCCTCCGGTTCTGGGCGCTTGCCCTTGATGATCTTCGCCACCGATTCGTACCCGATGCCCTCGCCGCGCAGCTGCTCCGACGTCAGACCCGCGGCGCGGAGTGCGACCCGATCAGGTGTCCACTTCGGCCCCATGTCGGCAGCCTAACAAACTACTGAGCGGAAGGGGTGCCCTGTCGAGGGAGCGGCGTCGCACGCGAGCGAAGCGAGTGGAGCGACGCCGAGCCTACCGGCTTTGTCAACTCTGACGCAACAAAAACTGGACATCCCGTGCAGTCTCTGTGGAGTTACGCGCCGCATCCGTTAATGTGTGCGTAGCAGTGTTTCCCCCACCAGAGAGGTCAACGCATGAACATTTTCGGAGTGGCGACGTGAGAGGCATGTTGCACAGCCTGTTCGCTGGGCCGTTCAAAACGGCGGTGCTTATCGGCGCAGTGTTGATGCTCGTCGTCGGCATCGGCCAAGCCGCGACAGCCATGTATGTCGGCGGTCGCGCTATCGGCGGCGGTGTCGGTGTCACCGTTTACGACTTCATCCCTGGCATGGCTGACGGCTTCAACCAGGCGAAGGCTGACGCGGTGAAGATCCGCCAGCAGTACCAGGCGCAGAGCTAGTGGCGAAGATGGCGGCGAAGCGGCGGCGTAAGGCGTCGTCATCTGTTGAGCAGTGGGTTGTTTCGCATGTGCTGACGAAGTGGTGGTTTTGGCTGTGGGCGGCGTTCACGTACGTCACTTACAGGTTCTTCGGTGACATGTGGTCGGTGTTGAAGGTGGAGGCGGCGATTGTCGGCGTCTCCACCTGTGTGTTTGTGTCGCTGTGGCGCCGGGAGCGTCTGCGGCTACTGGCGGCGAAGGGTTTGCCGAACCCTGGCTTGTTGGGGGTGGTGAAGGACGCCGGGAAGGTGGCCGTCGCCATCCCCAGAACCCGTGAGGGTTGGGTTAACGCGTGGGCGTCGCTGCCGGCGTTGAAGGGCCGCAAGATGCCGCCGTTGCGGAACATGACGATGACAGCGGACGGTGATTTGGAGACGTTGGTTCATGCGTCGAAGTACGGGGTGACGGTTGAGCTGATCCAGGCGAACGCCGCCGACATCGCGCAAATCTGCAACTCGCCTCGGCTGGTGGTGCGCAGGACGTCTATCGGCTGGGCGAAGCTCACGTTCCGGTTCACGGAGCCGTTGGAGCGGGTGCTGCCCATCGCCGAGCTGCCGCTGCCGAAGACGCGCGGGAACATCGTCATTGGCGTGACCGAAGACGGCGACCCGATGGAACTGCCCGGCGATCAGTGCATCCTCGACGGCGGCGTTCAAGGGTCCGGGAAGTCGAACGACCTGTGGTGCTTGTTGGCGTCTCTGAACATGCAGGGCATCCCGACGCGGGCGCGGTTCATCGACTTGAAGGACGGCATGGAACTCAGCCGCCTGGGTGCGAACCCGCTCGGCGAATGGGTGGGGTTGGGGAACCTTTGCGTCGCCGGGTACACCACCGACGCCGACGAGGGTTTGCAGATCGTTCAGGACGCCCTCGACGACATGCGGGAGCGCGCGAAGCGGTTGGGTGAGGACAAGGTGCGGAAGTTCCGCGAGTACACCCAAGACGACCCGTTCTTGCTGTTGGTGATCGACGAGGCGCTCGACTACAACGACGAGTTCAAGAAGGGCACTTCCCGTCCTTTGGGCCAGTTCAACCGGAAGGTGCGGGCGGTGGGCGGGCTGACGATGGCGACGGTGCAGTACGCGCACGCGCAGGACATGGGTGTTGGTAGGAAGCCGTTCGGCACCCGCATCTGCCACCGGGCGGAGAAGGAAACCGGCGACACCATCCTTGGGGCGGGTGCTGCGTCTCGCGGTGCGGAGGTCGACAAAATCCCACAGTCGATGCCTGGCGTCGGGTTCTACGTGGACCCGGACAGGGGCGAGCAGACCCCGTTCCGGTCGGCGTATGTGACGGACGCAGACGCGGACCGCATCGCCTCCGGTCTGCTGCCGGAGGGCATCGAGTTCGGGACGCCCGCCGAGGAAATCGCACCCGAGTGCGCGGTCTATTGGCTGCGGTCGTCGGACGGTGAGTCGCTGTACATCGGGAAGGCGCTCGACCCAGCCGCCCGTTGGGACCAGCACAAGTCGCCCAGCAGCAGCGACTACAAGCCGTGGATCGACGAAGTCGACTGGACGCAGACGAAGGTGTTCTGGAAGGACAACGAGGCGGCGGCGCTCAAGTACGAGAAGCATCTGACGGAGAAGTTCGGGTCGAAGTACAACGACCTGAACAACCGGAAGACGCCGTGGCGTGTTGACTGGCGGGCTGAGCACAAGGCGAAGAAAGCCGCGGAGGCTGCGGATGCTGTGCCGGAGCCGTCGAACGAGGAGTTGGCTGGGCGTCGCCCGTTGCAGCTGGTCGTGAACGACGACGTGGACGATGACGGTCTGATGCCTACCGGTACTGATTCGTACTACGGCAGCGAGTGATGGACGAAGACGAGGTCGGTCACAGTCTGACCGCCGGTCACGTTGTGATGGCTGGCGTCCTGGCGTTGTTCCTTGCCGGAGGGCACGCATATCAGGCGTCGGACGACCCGCCGGAGGTGGCGTGCGCCAACACTGTCGTCACGCCGTCAGCGGCGGGTGTCGAGATCGCGGCGAGCATCGGTCGAGGGATCAACGCGTTGGCTCACGGTCGTCCGTCGGAGGAGACGGTGCGCGACTACACCCTCGGCGCGTGGGGCCAGGTTGGGCTGTGGGTCGGTTCGGGGATCGCTGCGGCTCGCGGTCAGGAGTTGCCGAAGTCGGCGCTGATTGAGCAGCGGAAAGCGGTCGCGCAGGCGGTCGCTTTGCAGGATGCGTGCACCCCGAAGGCGGTGTGTGAGGCGCCGTTGCCGACCGCGGCGGCGGCGATTAGCACGTCTCGGCTGAGTCTCACTGGCGCTCCGCAGGCAGCGGACGCAGCACGCAAGGCAGGGTTCACTGGTGAGGATCTTGTGGTGGCTGTTGCTGTCGCCGCCGCCGAGTCGGGCTATCGCAATGTGCGGTCGAAGCCGAACAGCAACGGCTCCTACGACCACGGCTTTTGGCAGATCAACAGTGTCCATCGCGGACTGTTGGCGGGCGGCGACTGGCGCGACCCGTACGACAACGCGCAGATGGCGTACCAGGTGTGGGAGGACGCCGGGTGGCGGGCGTGGACGACCTACAAGAACGGCTCCCACCGACGCCACATGGATGCGGCCCGCGCGGCCGGCCAGGGCGCACAGCAGACCCCGGCGGTGCCCGATCAGCCGACCTGCGAAGCGGGGAACCTGCAGGGCGTGATTTCGTCGGTGGCTGAGTTGAACCCGTCCGGCGCCGGCAACTGGCAGGGCATGGTCCACGAGGGCCGCTGGTGGTATGTGGCGCACGCCACCGCTGGCGACCGGGCGCAGATCATCCACCGACTCGACGCCGACGGCAAAGAGGTCGACCAGATGACACTGGCAGGGTTCGAGCACGCCACCAGCTTCGGGGTGCGGCGCGGGGTCGTCTACGCCACCGACGGCCAACGTCAGGTCGTGACCGTCAAGTACCAACCAGGCGAGACGGTGCGGTCAGGTCAGCCGACCGGATGGGCAGGGCAGGTGTCGTTCGACCCCGACGGGTCCCGGGCAGTGCTCCGCAACGGCAACCGATACAAGGTTATGGACCTCGCGACAGGTAAGCCGGTTGGCCGGCAGATTGTCACCCCGACCGGGCCGAGGCAAGGGTTCTCGGTAAAGGGCGACACCGTCTATGTGCTGTCGGGGTCGACGAACGAGAAGGCGCGGATCGACGCCTACTCGGTGCAAACCGGGTTGCAGAGCGGCACCCGTGATGTGACAGGGGTCGGCTACAAGCAAGGCGAAACAGGTCGGTTCCGCGAGCCGGAGGGCATGTTCGGCAACCTGGTCGGCGTCAAGGTGCACACCGGCGACAAGCGGCGGCTGCGGGTGTTCCGCATCGACGCAGCTCGCACTGGCACACCTGCGGCGTTGACGTCGACGCAGATCGGTGGTGTGCGAACCGTGCAGTCGAAGGGCCGCACCTGGCAGATCCCGATCCCGAAAGGCCCGCGCGGCGTGGCTATCAACTTCGTGCTCGACCAGATCGAGCAAGGCGACCAGTACATCTACGGCAGCAAAGGCCCGGACACGTGGGACTGCTCGTCGCTGATCGCCGCCGGCTACCGCAAAGCTGGCATCAGCGTGTACCCACAGTCGGGGGTGATGAACCGCACCCTCAAACACGTGCCGCTGTCAGAGGCGCAACCGGGCGACATCTTCTGGCACCCCGGTCACGTCCAGCTGAACTTGGGCCGGATCAACGGCAAGAGAGTTGTCCTGGAAGCGGCAAACCCGCGCGACGACCTGCGCATCGACGACTCCGGCTGGGCCAAAATTGACGCAGTGCTTCGACCCACAGACGGAATCCCGACATGAACCGGCGAGAGGGCAACTGACAATGTTGATCGACTACTTCGGCTTCAACGAGGTGATGAAGTCGCTGGCCGTGTTCGGGCTCATTCTGTCCGGGTTCCTAACCGTCATCGTGCTCATTTTCGTCCGGCCGCCGCTCACCACGCAGACGAACGCCAGAACAGGCGAAACGCGGCACGGCATCTTCCGCTGGTTCGCGGTGTTCACCGCCATCTTCTCAGGCGTACCCCTGCTCATGATCGTCGTCCGGGCTGCGGCGACACCAATCGCATGGCTGGCGGCGCACTGGGTGTGGCTGGGGTTCGCCGCCATCGCCGCTGCGGCCGCGTGGGGTGCTTTAACGTGGTGGATCAACCGCCCCCGCATCGTCAAGGATGAACCTGTGCAAGTGCTGCCGCCACCAACCAACCACAACCCGGGACCGTCGCTGCCACAGCCGCCACGCCCGCACGCGGCGCCGTCGCAGTACTACTACGGGCAATGGTCACAGTCCCCCGACACCACCCCGCGCGGGTGACCACGGAAGACGACGACGTGCAAGCTGTCGTGGACGCAGTGCTCGCGAAAGATGTGTGGCGGGTCCAACGCGACCAACACATTTGGGACCTGATGCACGTCCACGGCTGGAAGGTTCCACGCATCACCGCCACACTCGCCGTCGCTTTGGACCGAGCTGGGGTGCCCGCAGCGGAGCAGCGCGGGCTAGGCGTATCCCACGACAACATCCGACGAGTCACCGAAGGGCCGCGGCCATGACACTCACCGAGTTCCTGCTGGCGCGGATCGCGGAGGATAAGGCCAGTGCGTCAACGCACGCTTACTCTACAGTCGTCGGTGATGTTGCGCTCGGGGACGGTCGGCGCGCCCCTTTAAACAGTTGGGTGAGATTTAACCCCGCTCGCGTGCTAGCGGAGTGCGAAGCCAAGCGGCGGATTGTGACCGAGGTGCACTACGACCGCAACGCCGAGAGTGTGGCCGAGGCGAAGGCTGACCACGAGCGACACGGGTGGCCCGTCTTGGTGGAGTCGGAGTGCGCCTCTTGCAGTTGCTACTCGGACTGCGTCGTCTCAATTGAGGACTGCCCCACACTGCGGCTACTCGCACTGCCGTACGTCGACCACCCATCATTCCAGGATGAATGGCGGGCTTAGTCGGATGACACGCTGTAGGATAGGTGACGTGACGGTTTGGCTTCCTATACCTGGGTACGAGCGCACTTACGAAGTGTCCGATATGGGCGAGGTTCGGAGCAGGCCGCGGCCGAGAACCCGAGGCGGAACCCTTAAGACATGGATCGGACGCCGCGGCTACCCGGTTGTATCGCTCGTGCAAAATGGCCGACAAGCAACTCGCGTGGTTCATGGACTTGTGGCCTTAACGTTCCTCGGGCCAAGACCCGAGAGCCAGGAAGTGCGTCACCTGAACGGTGACCCCACGGACGCGCGCGCCTCAAATCTCGCTTACGGCACCCGAGGCGAGAATGTTCGAGACAAACGTCACCACGGCAGTGACCACAACGTGAACAAGACTCACTGCCCACAAGGGCATCCTTATGACGAATCCAATACCTACGTTCTGCCTTCGCGGCCGGGCGCTCGTTACTGCCGCGAGTGCGCCAGGGTGAGAGCTCTTGCTCGTTACCACGCAAAGCGCACCCCCGACTTTGACGAGGCGTGGCGTCCCGATGCCGGTTGACTTCGTCGCGGAGCGGCGGTGCCCCGAGTGCGGGCAGGAGTCCGTCGACGACTGGCTGCCGTTCTGCTCGGAGGAGTGCCGCGCCGCGTTCGCTGCGGCGACGGTCCGTGCAGGCGAAGTGGACGGCACGTAAAGAAACTCTGGCCGTAGGTATTGCCAGTGGCAAGGCAGGTGTGCCACAGTTGAGACATGAGCACAGCAACCACATACCGCACCTTTGACGCCATGACCGACGACCCGAACTGGCTCGGCTTCGGCTACCTCGGGGGACGCAGCAACTACCTCCACGAATACGACCCGGAATGCCTGGCCGAGATGAGCAGCACAGACAGGGCCATACACGTCGCTCACATTGACGGTGTCATCGTCCGCCATGCAGCCGCTCGCGGTTGGACCGATGTTGAGTTGTTCGCCTGGGCCAACAGCAAGAACGGCCGCTGGTTCGCTGACACCGCTTTCGGTGGCACCGACGCCGACCTCGACAAGGCGCGCGAATGGCGGCTGCTGGAGTTGCCGCGTGACTGACCAGCACAAGATCCCGAACCGCGGCCTGCGCGTCCCCGACGACGAGTGGCAGCCCGCCCTCGCGGAAGCTGCACGGCGCCGCGAACCCCTGTCCGCGTACCTGCGGCGCGCCATCCGGCACTACAACGCAGGCGGCGACATCCCAACCAAGAAACGAGCACCGAAATGACCGACCAGTGCCAAGAGCAAGTCAGTGACGGTGGCCGGTGGCCGTCCTTCCACACCTGCGGGCGGCCGATCAAACGCGACGGACTTTGCGGGCTACACGCCGCAGCAAAGGATCGAGCCGCGCAACGCGACCGCGACATGGCCGCCAAGCGGGACGGGCAGAAACGGGCTAAGGCCAGTGCCGAAGCTGCCCTGACTGAACTGGGGGTCAAGGGCCGCGCGGCGTACGACTCAATCGCTGCCGCCTACACCGGCGAGGTTGTGGTGTCGGTGGACGAACTGCGGCGTCTGATGGCGAGGGCCGACGCATGACCGACGACGAACTGGCCGCCATCCGCGAACGGGACTCTGAGCTTGCTGAGTTCGCGCCGAGAATGGACGCCGTGTACGCCGACCGCCGCGCCCTGCTGGCTGAGGTGGTGCGGCTCCGCGCCCAACTCGCCGAAGCACTCGCCGACTGCGGGGATGAGTATGCAGGGTCAGCCGGTGAGCAGTGGAACCGCACAACAGCCGCGGTGCCGAGGGCGTCAGTCGAAGCCGCCCGCGTCGCCGTCCAACGCGACCAGGACCGCGGCCGAGACAGCGACCCTGCCACCATCCGACTCGCCAACGCCACAACACAGACAGGAAACAAGACATGAGCGACACACAGATGTTGCTGATACTTGGACTAGCAATGTTGACATTGGTCGGGTTCGTCGTCTGGTCCGTATGGGACATGCGCCGATCCGCGAACCGCCAACGGGCAGGAGACAAGACATGACCACATCGGGGTGGCTGATCGTTCTGCTCACAGTGGTCGTGCTGTTCGCGTCTCGCTCCGTCACTGTGCTCCTCGACTACCTCGAAGCGGTGGACCGCGAAAAACAGCAGCGAAGGCCAGTGCCGGACCACGCGCGCATCGCCGAACTAGAGCGCGAACTGGGAATGTGACGTTGTCGGGTTCTGACATGCACCCTGAACGGGCCTAGTTCGACGACCCGGCGAACACGTCCTTCTGTCGGGCACATACGAGGGCACATGGGCGGGCGAGCTTACGCTCAGATGGCTCAGTGAAGGCACATGTTCAGACAGGATCAGCACACTCAGCGGCAGGATTTTGGAGGGTCTGATTGTGGTTTTGACTAGGGATTTTAGGCTGCGCCCCCGAGTGGATTCGAACCACTGACCGACAGATTAGAAGACTGTTGCAATGTGCTCCCCACTAGGGGAAATGCTGGCGTCGGGCACATCTAAGGCACATCGTCGCCAAAACTTGCAATGTTTCGCCTAGTCAGCGTCCACTTCGACTGGCTACAACGTCCACAATACATGTAAGGAAGCCATGCAAACCAAGAGACGGACAGTACGCGACGACCAGCACGGGACCATAACGGGTTACACCTACGGCTGCCGATGTGACACCTGCACAGAAGCCAACCGCGTCAAACACGAGTCGATCAGACAAGCGATGCTGGCCGACCCCGAGGACCGTCGTCATGCCACCGCGACTGGCTACAAGTACGGGTGCCGGTGCGAGGCGTGCTCACGCGCGAACAGCCTGGCAGACGCTGCCCATGACGCCGCGTTTCGTCGCGACCTTACCGACCAGCGTCATGGCACGGCGGCTGGCTACGCGTACGGCTGCGCATGCGACGGTTGCCTGCGCGCAGGCAAGGCGTACCGCGCCGGAATCGTTCAGCTCTTGGCTCAGGACCCCGACGACCCTCGGCATGGCACGTCAACGGGCTATACGTACGGATGCAGATGCGAGCCTTGCCGGGAAGCGAAGATGGATTCCAACGCCACATCAGCGCGGTTGGAGTACCACTCGGAACGCGCCACGCACGGCGACCTCCGCCTATTCGCACATGGGCTAGGACTCAGCGTGCCCCGCAGCGGGGCACGTCGTGAAGCGCTCATTAAGCGGTACAACCGAGAGCACCCCGATCGTCCGTACACCGACGAATCGGATCATGAGTACAAAGAACGCCAATGGCAGCGTTGACGCCTAGCGTTCGTACCCGCCCATCCGCTTAGCCACGTCGTCAACACCCTGCTCCCACGCGTGGCCGTACAAGTCGACCGTCATGGTGGCGCTGGCGTGCCCGAGCATCCGTTGCACCACTTTGACGTCGGCACCGGATGCGATGGCGAGGCTGGCGGCGGTGTGGCGTAGGTCGTGTGGCCGCAGCCCGTCCAGCCCGACTTGTGCGGTGGCGTCCTGGAAGCGTTTGTAGAAGCGGCTGTGACGTCTCAGCCCACCCCGAGCGGCCGGCAGCAGTGGCTCATCCGGCCCGCGCCCGCCGGCCAAGTTGATAAGTTCAATTAGCAACGCGGGTGGTACACCAACTTCGCGCGCCTTCCCCGTCTTCGTGTCCCCGACAGTGAGCACTCCCCCGCGTTCCCCCACCGACCTCGACACCGTCAACCTGGCCCGGGCCGCATCCAAGTCGCGGACCCGCAACCCCGCCAACTCACCCCAACGCAACCCGGTGAACGCCAACGTCCTCACCGCGATCCCGTCCGGGCCGCACGCCTCCGCCAACTCATGAATCTGCTGCTGCGTCAACGGCCTCCCCTGCCTACGGGCCGGCATCTTCACCGACACCCCCGCAGTCGGATCAGCAATCACCAAACCGTCGCGGACAGCCAAAGCGAACACACCGGACAGAATTTGTAGAGCCTGACGAGCCACAGAAGGGGACGTGCGCGCAGCCTTCTCCGCAACCCACCCAGCAACCTCCGAATGCCGCACATCTGACAGCTGCCGGTCCTCCCACTCCGGCGCCACATGAATCCGCCACTTCGACTCATAGTTCCCGACATGCCCCGCCGACAGCCCCCGCTTCGTGCGTATCCACGCCGCGTACTGCTTCCCGACCGTCGCCTGCGACGCCAACTGCTGCGGTGTGACCCGCAGCTCCGCCAAATGCCGCTCCGCCTCATCCTTAGTGGTGAAGTTCCGCTTCCGCTGGTTCTCGTCGGAGTCCCGCCACCGCGCCTGCCAACGCTGCCCGCGACCGTTCAACGCCGTCGGCACCTTACGGCCACCGACCTTACGGAACCACAAATCGTAGACAGCCATCAGTTCCTCTTGTGTCTCGTCGGCTACTTCACGGACCCGGAGAACACCGCAGACTCGTGCTCGCCGTCGCCGATACTGAACTCCATCACCACGTCATCCTGATACTTCGGCGGGATGAAGAACGGCCAGCCAGCGGAGCGCGCTTTTCCGGGAATCAACTTGCCGCTCATATCGCCCAAACTTTCCGATACCACCGGGGCTTCGGCTGGTTCGCCATCCGGACCGTACGCAACGTCGGGCACCCCGATCAGGTTGAGAGTGCGCTTCGAGTTGTTGCGGACCCGGATGGTGAACACCACGTAGTCCTGGCCCAACTTCTGATTGAACTCGGCGTCCTGCTTACTGATCTTGGCGTGGCGAATCTTGATGACCTCAACCTGCACCCCGTCGTCCCACGTGTACTTCTCCTTGAACGAAGCAACCATCGGCTCAGCTTCCTCAGTTGGCCCGTCCGGCTCAAGGTCCGCGCACTCCTCCTGCTCCGCCTCTGTCGTCGCGTTGTCGCAGTCCAGCTCCGACTCCGAGGCAGTGGCCGCAGGACCGTCGCCTGGGGCGACACCAGTCGCTGGGGCCTGCGTACAGCCCGTCACGAGCAATAGGCAGAACAGCAGTGTGAGTCGTCGTAGCGTAGCGATCATGAAGCAGCCCCCCGGTTGCGTTTGGTGGTGACGTCGACTGTCGGCCGTGACCCGTTCATCAGTTCCTCTCAGCAGCTCTAAACGGTGCCTTAGGCGCAGGCGGCGGCGTGTAGTCACCTCGAAGCCACTCCGCGTCCGCGCCAGTTCGCTGCGCCCACAACTTCACTATGTCATCGACGGGAACCGCGATCCGACCGCTCAAAATGTCTTCGAGCTGATCGACGTTCACGCCAAGAAAACTCGCCATCTCATCCTTCGCAACACCCGACTGCTCAAGGGACTGGGAGAGGCGAGCTAGCACGTCAGAGTCACTCCCCCGCGCCTCAACTTCCTCCTCGACCTCAGACTCCTCAACTTCGATCGAGGCAGCCTCAGCCTCGACGGCCTGACGCAACTTCCGGCGACGCAACATAGACCGATGCAAGGCCAGCAGGTTCTCACGGTCGTCAACGGACAGTCGCTCGTCCAGCCGGATCGCACGCTCCGTTGTGATCTTCACCTGCGGCAGCGGATACCCCATCGCCTCAAGGTAGGCGGCAACCACTCGCTCAATCGGCACGTCCAGGGCGGCTGCCAGCGCCTCGACGTTCTTGCTGCCAAAAAACACTATGTCGTTCAGCATCAGCTGACTCCATCGCGCTTCGCTGATCGGGTGACCAGCGCGCTTGGCGCGCCGCACCATCTCTGCGTTCGACCAGCCCTCCTTTGTGCGAACTTGTTCAACTAGACGCGCGATCGCGTGCATGTACTTGTGTGTCCCTTCGTCGCCGAACTCCCCCGAGTCCTGTGGCGTACACCGGCTACGGTACGTCGCGCCGTTCGCTCTGTCCACTCTTTGTGGACATGTCGCACCGTACCGTTTGGGCCTGTCAGAGCGCAGTTTGACGCGCACAACGCGACGAAGCACCCCGCATTCCGTACACCGTGTTCCAAACTAACATTCACACAGAGTGGACACCGTCCGCATATCGCGTTACGGTTTCAAACAGAGCAAGAAGCACGACGACCCCCGCAAAGAAAGCACAGGCGATGATCCACGTGAACGGTACAGAGTTGCAGCGGGTGATGGCAGAACGTCGCATGTCGCACCGTCAACTCGCAACCGCGATTGGTTGGGGAGCTCACTCGCGAGTGAGCCGTCTTGTTCACGGTCAAGCGAAGTCGGTAACTGCTGAGCAGGCTCAGAGAATCGCGGACGCCTTGCAGGTAGAGGTGCCGTTCCTGTTTGTGCCCGCAGCGTCCACAAAGCCTTCAGGCGACGCGCACAAGGATTCGAGGATCGCGGCATGACCGCGCAACCCGACGTGTCGCTGGACTGCGGTGCGCGAATCCTCGCCGCGCTTGCATCGTCATTTGAACAGCGCACAACTCGCGCGCAGTACGTGCAGCGGGTGCTCGAAGCGGTCGCCTCTGAGTTGCTAGTGGCAGTCATGGAAAGCGCCGGCGACGACGTGTCCGAGCGTGTCGCGGACAACGCGTTTCATGCGGCTTCTAAGTGGGCGACTGAAGCAGCCGGGAGTCTCGAAGCTGTATTCGCAACGACGGACCGGGCGGCTGTCTGATGCCTGAGCGCTACTACAAGTCCGCCGAAATCAAAGAGATGTGGAACATCGACCAGGCGCTCTACACCGAGTGGTGCCGCGCTAGGGAGATCGAGCACGTGAACCTCGGCAGGAAGGGTGCGAGGCGTCCTACCTACGCCTCGACCGAACGTCAGATCAAACGCTTCCTCGAATCCCGCACCAAGCGGGCGAGGTAAGGACTCCCCCGCCCCTCCGGTCAAAGACGGGGCGAGGGAACCAACAACCACCTTCAAGACAGGAGTTTACTCAATGCCCGATGCACAGGTAAGTATCAGCAAGATCGACACCGAGCACATGCTGGTGCCGATTGTGGGGACGTCGCCGCTGATCGTTCACAAGTTCAGCGAGAAGGCGAAGCGTCAGATGCTCGACGCTCAGCAGGGACGCAAGTCGCCGAAGGTGGCGCGTGACCCCGAGGCTGACTATCAGGCCGCGTTCTACCGCACCAAAGAGGGCTACGGCTTCCCGGCTGTGGCGTTTAAGGCGTGCACGATCGGCGCCGCACGGTTCTACGGCAAAGACGTGAAGATGACCGAGCTGCGGCAGTTCCTGTTCTTCAAGGGCATTGTGTCGGAGAAGGACCCGCAGTCACTTGTCGAGATCGTCGGCGAGCCGCATATGCGCGAAGACGTCGTGCGGCTCGGGATGAGCGGCACAGACCTCCGTTACCGGCCCGAGTTCACCGAGTGGTCGGCGACGTTGGAGGTCATATACATCCGGTCGAGCCTCACGTCTGAGTCGGTGCTGTCGCTGATCGATGCGGGCGGCATGGGTGTCGGCGTTGGCGAATGGCGCCCTGAAAAACGCGGTGACTACGGCACATTCCAAATCGACCCGACGCGTGACGTCGTGGTGACGAAGTGAGCACGGCAGGCGAGGCAAGGCAAGGCGGGTTGAGGCTTGGTGGGGCACGGCTTGGCATGGCAGGTCTGGCACGGCTAGGCGTGGCAAGTTCTGGCGAGGTCAGGCGCGGCAAGGCAGGCATGGCGAGGTTGGGTAAGGCTAGGCGCGGCCGGGCATGGCACGGTACGGCTCGGCTCGGCAGGCACGGTTTGGTTTGGTGCGGTCGGGTCAGGCGCGGCTTGTCTGGGCTAGGCACGGCTGGGCAGGTTGGGCACGGCGTGGCACGTCACGGTTCGGCCAGGCTTGGCGAGGCGCGGCAGGCAGGGCTACGTCTGGCAGGGTGCGGCGAGGTCGGGCACGGTTGGGCAGGCTTGGCTTGGCACGGCGCGGTTTGGTCGGGCGGGGTTTGGCAGGGCATGGCCCGGCAGGCGAGGCGTGGTGAATCGCGGTTGGGCATGGCGACGCGCGGCCAGGCTTGGCGAGGCGCGGCAGGTCTGGCATGAACCTCCGCGACGCATTGCAGTCCGTCTACGACCAGCGTGGGCTTCTCACGCCTGCGTTGGTCGTAGATGAGGCCCGACCCGATGACCACCCCCTGCATAACCGGTTCGAGTGGGACGACTCCATCGCTGGCGAGGCGTACCGCCACCAGCAAGCCCACCGGCTGATTACGTCGGTGCGGGTCAACATCGGCCACGACAAGCACGGCCCCAAGGACGTCCGGGCATTCGTAGCTGTGCCGACGTCGCTGCCGCAACCGAACTACATGCCGATCGCCGACGCGTTCGCCGACGACATGACCCAGCGCATCGTGCTCGCCGAGTTCGAGCGTGCGCTCAAGCAACTGCACCGACGCTACGGACACCTCAAGGAGTACGCGCAGATGTTGAGAACGCATTTGACAGAGGACGCGGCATGACCGGCCCGATGGTGTGGGCGAGTGACGGCGAGTTCTACATCGCTGACACCGAAACCCCGCGCGACGGCTACTCCTCGCCGCGACTGGCGCGGTGCGACATCGTGCAAACCCCCGATGACCGCACGGGGGAAGCGCTTTGGCGGCTGATCGTCGCCGCTGTGGAGTCGCACGCGAAGGACCGGGCGGCGGTGCCTTTCGGAGGAGCACCGCCCCCTTAGACGGGTGCCGCCGCACCCCCCCGGTGGCGGCACCTCAATCGTCAGGCGGCGGGTTGAGTCCCCCCAACTCCCCGCCGTCTGACCCCCAACCGCAGGCAGGACACAAGGCAGGGCGCCGGGCCGCATTCCGCGAGAGGACCCGACGCCCTAGACGAAAAGGAGTATCGCATGACTGGACCCGAAGACTTCCCCGCCACCGATGTGCTGCGGTGGGAGCAAGTCACCGTCGACAAGGCGTTCGCCGAGATGGTGATGGTCGACGACAACGCCCGCAACGCCGCCGACTGGGAGCAGCGCCTCGCCGACAACGAAGACGTGACCGACTGCGACCTGGGCGTCATGTTCGTCGAGGAGCCGCGGTTCCAGTGGGAGTTGCTGCTCATCACCGCGACAGCGCTCGCGTTCTGGGTCGGCATCGGCGCCGCTGGTGTTGCGGCGTGGAACTGGCTGGTGCCGCGATGAGCGCCACGGGAACCCTGAACGCACTCGCCGTCGTCGGGTTGCTGCTGCTCGTGTGTGTCGCGGCGTTCTGGTTCGGCGGCCGGCGATGACGATGCACCTCGACCCCCGTTTCGTTCAGCTACTCGGGTTGCCGACCTGTGCGTGTGGCGGCACCGGCACGGTGCAGGTCACAAACTTCACCGCCGACGGCCTGCTGCACACCAGCGAGCCGTGCGACTGCGTCGACAACGTGGTGGCGCTCCGCAAGGTCACCCCCGCTGTCATGGCCCGCCCCCGCAAAACGGTGTGCAGGACGTGCGGCGGAACCCGGCGCTATCTGTGGACGAAGGTCGGCGCGGCTGGCGGCGAAATAGTCGACCGTTACGGCGACTGCCCCGACTGCGCAGGCGGTGCCGCGTGAGCACCGATCCGCTGGACCTTGCCGCCATCATGGCCGAGCACGCCGATGTCGAGGCTCGCTGGCGTCGCTCTGGCGCCGACAGTGGCTTCCAAACTAACGAGTGCCAGTGCGAGGACGCGCCGCACGAGAACGCGTTACACGATCTCGCCGCCGAAGACGTCCCCGCCTTGCTGGATCAGGTCAAACGTCTGGCTGCTGACCTCGGCGCCGAACGGGACAAGGTGCGGCGGGTGGAATGGCTGCGCGACCATTGGGCTTTCTGGCCCAGCATGTCTAAAGAAGTTGCCGAGCTTGACGCCGCTCTGGCCGGTGAGGGTGCAGTCGGCCAGCCCGTGTGCCTCTGCCCCAAAAATCTCATCGGGTCAGTAGCGGGGTGCCCTCGGCACAAATCGCACCCGTTCGACAACGGCCCACAGTGGGAGGGCTACGAGGGCACCAGTTTCGGACTGCACAGCCCGACCGGCGGTGCCGCATGACCGCCGTCATCGCCATGTTCACCAACGATCAATGGCTCGCCATCGTCAAGGGCGTCGGCTTCCTCATCTTCTGGTGGATCACCCTCAGCCCAGTCCGCAAGTTGTGGACGTCGCCGCGCCACATTCACCACCACACCGACGCCCGACGCGCCAAGGACAACTGATGCCTTTCAACCCGTACGAACCCGAATCCGAAGCAGAACGCAACAGCAACGCCAAGTCCTACACGCGGGCGGAAGTGAACGCCGGCGCCTACCCGGCCGGGACACCCGCCCACTACACCAAGATCCGGTCCGCCGGCGGTCTGTACGTCGCCGTTTGCAGCTGCCTCTGGCGGTCGAACGCTGTCTGCTACACACCCGGCATCGCGCAAGCGGAAGCCGAACGACACATCAAGAGGTCGGCGGCATGAGCATGTCACCGGAGAAAGCTGCTCAGCTGCGTAAGCCGTTCGAGCCTGCACAGATCGGCCGCCTACCCAAGGGCGGCGTCATGCTCGACTACGTCGGGCACGCCGCGACAACCGACCGTCTGCTGCAAGTTGACCCGTCGTGGACGTGGGAGCCACTCGCTGTAGACGCCCAAGGTCTGCCGGCGGTCGACCAAGCCGGAAACCTGTGGATCAAACTCACGGTCTGCGGAGTAACCCGGCTCGGCGTCGGCGACGGCAAGAACATGAAGGAACGCATCGGCGACGCCATCAGGAACGCCGCGATGCGGTTCGGTGTCGCCTTGGATTTGTGGGCGAAGGAAGACCTCAACCCAGAACACCGCGACGAAACGCCGAAGGCAGCGCCCGTTGTCACACGCGGCAACTCCGACGTTGCAGAGGCCCAAGCGCGCGTGTGGGCGGCGTCCAATATCCCGCTCAAAAACGGAAACGACGACACCCGCCGCGAGTTCATCCGCAAAGCCATCACCGACCGCGGCTACGACCGCCTCAAAGTCAGCGACCTCAACGACCTCGCATCAGAGTGGGAGTTAGCCAAATGAACGCAGCAGAACGCCTCATGGCACTCAAAGCCCTACAGGTTGGCGTCAACGCCGCCGTCGAAGAAGCGACCCGCGAAGTCGACGCTCTGCGGGAAGCGACGTCGAGCAAGTCGTTCGACACCCGGTTTGGGACGTTGGTGCTGACAGCTCCGAAGCCGACCATCCAATTCGCTGTCGTCGACCTACACCGCTGGGTGAAAGACAACCTGCCGCACGAGTACATCCCGGCCCACACCGAAACCGTAACCGTCGAGCATCCGGCCAGCATCCACCCAACCGCTGAGGCGACGCTGCGGAAGCGGTGCAGCATCGCCAAGGACGGCAGCGTTGTCGACACCGAAACGGGTGAGTTGATCGAGTTCGCGTCCGTCACTCAACGCAGCCCCTACTGGACCGGCAGGCTGTCGGACGAAACCAAGCAGGAAGCCGTCGAGACGGTGCTGTCCAGGGTTGATGCGGTGACCGGGTTGATGGTTGTCGAATCATGATGACACTGACTCAGACGTTGGATTCGGTGGTCGCCATGTACCACGAGCAAGCCATCGAAGCAGCAAAGTCCGAAGCGGAACACAAGCGTGTTCGTGCGAAACGTTTTCTGAAAGCCCGCCACGACGGAGACGCGAAGTCGATCGCGGAAGCCGACGCAATCGCCGAAGCCGACGACGTTGTCGCCGACCTGTACAGCAAGCGGCTGATTGCTGCCGCTATCGCTGACTCTACCAAGCAGAAGATCCTCAGCCTGCGCGAAGAAATCGGGTGGCAGCGCTCGTTGATGGCTAACCGTCGCGAAGCCGACCGCATTCACGCGATGGACGGATCGGTCACATGAGAACCACAGGACCAACCGCCGACCTGCGGATACAAGCCGTCGAACGCACCAACGGTTTATGCCAGAAGTGCTGGCGGCCGGGCAGCCAACTCCATCACCGCAAACCACGCGGTGCGGGCGGGACCAGCGACCCGACCATCAACGCCCTGCCGAACTTGGTGTGGCTCTGCCTCGCCTGCCATGCACACATCGAGCAGCACCGGCTGGCGAGCTACGAAACCGGCTGGCTTGTGCGGCGCAACGCCAACCCAGCCGAGCAATATCTGATCGACAACCTGGGCCGGATGTTGATGCTGCTACCCGACGGCTCCGTCACCTACTCGGACGTGTTGCCGGACGTGTTTCTGCCGTCCGGTGACCTCACTCCACCTTTCTAACAGGAAGTGCCATGACCAAACCCCCTGACTTGTTCGCCCGGGCGGCCGCGTCCGACGACAGCGCCACCCGCCAGTTAGGCGCCGAAATCGAAAAGTCGACCGCCGACCTGAAACAACGCCTGCGAAACGAAGCGGAAACCGAACTGGCGGCGTTGGAGAAGCGCCGCGCCGAACTGCGCGCCGTCATCCACCGCCGCACCGAACAGAAGGCCACCAAGGAAGCCGACGACAGCCGACCCGCAGCCATTCGCGCCTGGGCGATCGAGCAGGGCATGGGCGTCAAAAAGCGTGGGCGGATCGCCGCTGAAATCGTCGAACTGTACGACGCATGGCACGGACAGCTATGACCGTCACCTACGCCCCGCCCGCAGCGTGGCGCACCATCCGCTACGACTACCGAATCCGGCTACCCCAACAGCACAGTTGGATACGCGCCACCGACCGGCAAGTCGTCGAAGCCGACAAAATCAACCGACGCTACGGCGACCGGATCGTCGGCGTCAGGTACAGGACACGGCAGGTGCCGCTGTGACCGGCTCAGCTCAAATCATCCGCGGCAACGCCCTCGACCTGCCGCTGGCGGACGCGTCCGTCGATCTCATCTGCACGAGTCCGCCTTATTTCGGTTTGCGCTCGTACACCGACGCAGGGGAGCACTACGCCGGCCAGATCGGTGCGGAAGCAACACCCACCGAGTTCGTCGACGCGCTCATCCAGGCGACCCGCGAAATGGTGCGCTGCTTGAAACCGTCCGGGTCCATCTGGATCAACCTCGGCGACTCGTACGCAGGCGCCGCTCCCGGACCGCAAGGCAAGGCAGGCCAGCGCGCCGACCGGGCCAGCGCTAACGAACCGTCTCGAGCGGCGGTCGCGCGCGGCGGCGACCATGTGCGAGCGAAAAGTCTCCGAGGGGTGCCGTGGCGGTACGCGCTCCGCTGCATCGACGACCTCGGGCTCATCCTCCGCGCCGAAGTCATCTGGGCGAAACCCAACGGGCTACCAGAATCGGTGACCGACCGGGTGCGGCGCAGCCACGAGCAGTGGTTTCACTTCACTCGGGAGCCGCGCTACTTCTCGGCGGTAGACGAGATACGAGAGCCCCATGCACCATCGTCGATGGCTCGGTACGCCAGCGGATTCGGACAGACAAAGCACAGCGCAGAACTAGACAAGCGGTACAAGGCTGACACGCTTGAGGCCAACCCGCTCGGCAAGCTCCCCGGCTCGGTGTGGACGGTGCCGACGCAGCCGTTGCAGGTGCCGCCCGAACTGGGCGTCGACCACTTCGCATGCGTTGACACTGACACGGAGATGCTAACCAGTCGCGGCTGGTTGCGCTGGGACGAAGTCAAGGTCGGCGATCTAGCCGCCAGTTACGACGTGACCACCGGCCGATCGCGCTGGACCCACGTCCAAGCGGTCAACACCTACGACTACGACGGCGACTTGGTGTCCGTCGAATCGCGCGACCTGTCCATGCGTCTCACACCCAATCACCGCACCGTCGTCCAGCGCACTCGGGGACGGAGCAAGCAGCGCGGTCCGGTCGAGATTGTGGAAGCGCGGCAGCTCGACCGATACCACTCCATCCCCCGCTCCGCCCCGTGGACGCACACCACCGACGACAGCGTCGGCACCGGATGGGCGAGCATCCTCGGATGGGTCGCGGCTGAGGGTTGGTATCAAGGCCGCTGCGTGTACCTGTCGCAGTCTGCAACAGCCAACCCCGACAAGGTGAAGCAGATCGACGCGCTACTACCTGACGCGACGTGGCGGCGGGAGCGGCAACGCGAGTGGCGCGGCACACCGTGGCTCGACGTGCAATGGCGCCTGTCAGACACTGACGCGATCGCGGTCCAGAAGGCGATGCCGGACAAGCTGCTGCCTGCGTCGCTCATCACCGCCACCACGTCCGAGCGGTGGGCTGTGCTCAACGCCTTCATCGCTGGCGACGGTCACGTGCGCCTAGACGATGAGCGCATCTCGATCTTCCAGAAGTCGCGGCACAACTTGGACGTGTTGCAAGCCATCGCGGTCACGTTGGG